TATTAGATATAACCTTATATATCTATACTAGTATATGTAATCGTTAAATCGCTATCTCGCGATTCCTTCGTATATTCTTGGATTTTTGCGGTAAAAAGAAGTTTAACCCCAATATAAGAAAATAAATCCTTATATTGGGGTATTTTATTTATTTACCACATCATCATTTAATATATCATCCATCAAACTTTCAGCCATTTCACGTTTCTTTTTTAAACTTTCTTCCTTAGATAAAACTTTAGCTCTTTCATATAGTTTATTCATCTTAAGCATTAATTTATTAAGTTTTCCTAAGTTATCGTAATGAATTTCTCTATCTTGTAATGTACTTACAATTTCTTCAGTTATAGCAATAGCTTTCATTATCTTTTCTAAATCATTTTCAGCATCTGGATTATTACTAATTACCTTTGCTTGATTTAATTCTTCTTGTGAATATTTAATAAATATATCATTATGTATCAATTCACTATTAAATACAGGTTTAACATTTGTTTCTTCTTCTTGGGTAATATTATCAACTTTTTCTGGTTCTATTTCTTCTTGACGTGATATAATAACAGGTTCTGGTACAGGTTCAATATGTTCAGTGCATTCATTCTTTTCACAATGTTCACAATCATGTGGTTTTTCTTCAACTGTATCAGGTTCCGATATTTCTGATATCTTATTAAATATACCTGGAAATAAAGTTGCTAATATTTTACTATTAGCTGGATTCTTAATATGTTTATAACATTCACTAGCAAAGTGAATAAATCCACCTATGTAATACCTAAGTAAAAATTTAGTATATGTCATACTAAATGCTATATCTTCTAGTACTAAATTGATATCTATATTGATAGTTGATATAAATTTAATTAATTTATGCATATTTTCCCTCCCTTATTCATACTACAAATTCTATTGTTTTTATCCAACATGGTCAAAAATCATCGACAATAGCCTGTGAATAATTACATATAATAGAGTAGAAATATGTAGTTACTAGGAGGATAATATGATTGGAAAAATATTAATAACAGCTGATGTTCATTTTGAAACATTAGAAATGGATAAGATAAATAATTACCTAGATTATTTTATTACTTCCATTGAAACATATAAACCAGATATATTTTGTATAGCTGGTGATTTAGTTGATGATAGAAATATTAAAGCTGAATCAAATGAATATCAATTATTAGTAGAATTTATAAGTAAAATATCAGACTATTGTAATAAATCTAATATATCTTTTATTGTATTAAAAGGTACTATTTCACATGATGGTGAGGTAGTTAAAAATCTATATATAAATAATAAACCTTTTATTTACATAGATGATATTCAAATACAAACACATAAAGGAATGAATATATTATTCATTCCAGAGCCTTATTTTTCATCTTATAATGAGTTCTATAATGCTCTTAATAAGGTAAGAGGAGATCAAAAAGTTGATCTAGTTATATTTCATGGTACTGTAGATTTCGCAATACCGCAATTAAAGCAAATAGATAGTAAATACAACTTATCTCGCTCAATTGTAATGAAATCAACTGATTTAAAATATAATTGTAAAACACTTGCAATTGGTGGTCATATACATGCATATATCTATAATGATGGAATATATTATACAAATAGATTTATAAATCAACGTGGTCATTATTCTGGATTAGATACATATGGTCTTAAATTAGTAGAAATAAATGATACTAAATATGAAGTAACTAATATAATAAATCCATATATAATTAAACAGACTATAGTTAATATAGATTTAAGAGATAAGTCTGAACTTGATGTTATTGATATATCTAATAACTACGTTAGTCAAGACCAGAACGATATTGTATACAATATAACTTATAATTCGGATATATCAGATCAACGTTTATTAGTTAGAAAGTTTCAAGACTTAACTAATGCTAAATATATTAAGAGAGTTAAAAAGAATGCTAATATAGAAATTAATAAAGTTAAACATGAATATAAAGATAATATTCATGCTATAGAATTATTAAAAGAAATATATAAGAATAGATTTAATGAAGATTTAGACAAGAAATATATTCATATATTGAAAGGAGATGAAATATGAAACAGGCACTACATACAGCTATGGTAAATATAATACTTCAAGACCCTAAAGATAGATTTTATCTAACATCTGTTAAAAAGTTTCTAGATAGTATACCACCAGAAAGTTTGACAAATGACCCAGACCTTCAAGAAACTGCTAAGTTTGTTAATACTCTTATTGATAATGGTATTGATAGTAAACGTGAGGTATTATTTCATATAAGTACAGTCCCTTATAGTACAATGTTTAAAGCTACATTAGATGATACTGAGTCTTATACTAGTGATTATAAATCTTATGTTCTTAAATCATTAACTGCTGAACTTATGGTAGAAAATATTAGACCATATATTGATAATATAAATAATGATCTTAATAGAATAGAGTACGATTATACGTCTAAAGAAGGTGCAGATGCATCTACACGTATAATTAACACAATACAGCAATTAAGAGATATATCGGATAATATAAATCTGGATATCGGTAAGTCTAATACATTAGTTATTGACCCATTAGCTGATACTATTGATAAAACTGTAATGCAAACTGTAACTTCAATACAAGAACAAGCGGCAGAACGTGTAAAAGTATCTAAACCTATAGATATGATGGTAGGTGGTGGATTTGCTCCAGATACTTTAACATTATTTGCGGCTATTACTGGACGTGGAAAATCATTAATAATGCATAATATAGCTCTATATGCTAGTAAAAATAATAAAAGAGAACAATTTGAAACAGAATTGACTCCTTGTATATTATTTGTATCATTAGAGCTTACTAGAGAAAAGCTATTTCGTAGACATTTAGCCTGGTGTGGAGTATCATTATCAGAAGATGAAATAAAAAGAATGTCTGAAGTAGAAGTAGCAGAATTAATGTTAACATCATCAAAGAAAGTTGGTCTTAATATACCTATTATTTATATAGAAAGACTTAAAGGTACAGATAGTAAGAAAGATGGGTTTACTACAACTAATCATATAGATGTAGCTAATGAAATATCTAATTATAAAAGGAATGGATTTGAACCAATTATAGTTATAGTTGACTATGTAGATAGAATGGATGTTACATCGACACGTCATGCCCAACTTGGAATGAGTGGTTCTGATGGTTCAAACGTTTTAAGACAAAAATGTAAAGAACTTAGAGACTTAGCTATAGATTATAATATCCCAGTTATATCAGCTATACAGCTTAATGGTATGGCTATGGGAATGATGGCTGAATGTGAACCATACTATAAATATATAGATATATTACAAAACTTTAAAGATGACTGGACATCTTCATCTAAACAACTTGGAACAGAAGTTGAAACTCTTGTATTCTGTCATACATTTGGTATAAATGAAACTATATTAAATGAGTCTGGAAATGATACTGTCGTAACTAGTAAGTATTTATCTATGAGAGTAATGAAGGACAGAGATGATAATGCAAGATATATAAGATCAAAACGTGACGATATGTGGGAATCTGCATATCTAGCACATTTAAATGCGGCAAAAGTAGGAAGACCGTATAGTCATTTATTGAAAACATCATCATTACCACATGTTGTAATGGCTATGAATGCGTTTAGAATAATGGACGATGACTGGGGTCGTAGTATTACAATGTTCTATCCAGATGAGAACGCTGGTAGAACAGAGTCTTATTCTCAGGTAGCAGAAGATGTAGAGGATGAACAAAAGATAGAAGAATTATATTCTTAATAATTACATATAATAAGGTAGTGTTATAGTACATAACAATTATTTTTTATTTTAAAGGAGGACATAGGTATGAACAATGTTGTTGCAACACAATTTGACAACTTTGATAAGTTGTACAAAAACGTTCCGGCAAAAGGGCTAGCAAATCTAGCCGAAGAAAATGGGCCATTGAATAATTTGGTGAATTCGATGGTGAATGTAAATATCGCCAATAATAGGTATGACTTTATCAAGACTATTCTAGAAAGAACTGATAATCCTTATAGCTTAGGGTCATTAATGCTTGACCAAACTAAGTATAATGCATTACCAGACCCAATAAAAGGAATAGTCGTTGACGTTTTTTCTAAGCTTCTGAATTATAAAGACCCAAATAATACAGATGCTACGATTAGAGCGTCTATTGATTTCCGTTTATTGGAGAATGCAACTCGTATTAACTACAATGATATTAATTTTGTAGGTAGTGGAGATACAGTTGCTGATATTAAGGCATTAATTGAATCTCTTACAGATTTATGTAGTATTAGTAAACCATTACTAAATGATAGCACTGGTGCTGTAGGACCAATGTTTGATATGTTAGCTATATTAAAGAATAGTGGAAATATGTCAGCTTATAATTTAGCATTAGATTTATTAAATAAGAATGAAACATTTGCACTTGTACAAAAAGTTATAACTAAACTAGTTCCATTAGCTAGTAAGTTACAATTTGCAATGGGTCCTCAAAGTATAGCAACATCTGCATCTAATGTTGCCGTTAATAGAAATCTAGTATCAAATATGGGAACTACTAATATGTCAGTAGATGCAATGTTATCAACTATGATTAACACATTAGTTAATATAGTAAATCCAATGGTGCAAACTAATTTACCAAACATTTTCCCAATGATTTCTTATTGTACACAATCTATTCCACAATTACTTCAATTAGATGTGGTTAGAACATTCAACACATTAATGGGATTGGAAATCGGTAGTCCTATATCACCAGCTGATAGAATGGCTATAGAAGTTGCATATGGAAAATATAAAGCTATATTTGGACCAGATAGTCCAATAACTCGTGATTTAAGAATTAGTATTGCATTTGGATATCTAGCAGGTAAGTTAGTAGAAGTAGTACAATCTTCAAATGGAAAGTTAAATCCTGATATAGCTAATGCTATAATGCAATATGTAATGGTATTAAATCTAATAGCATATGGACAAGATGCTACAAATGTAGCTCCAGTTAAGTTAGAATTAGCAGATGCAGTTGTAGCAGATATTCAAGCAGGTAAACCTTTCTTCACACTTGGATTATACGGGGGAAATGCGCTAATAGAAAATGCAGCTAAGAGTTTATTTATAATTAACCCTACAAATGGACAACCATTATTAAGTCCAAAGAATATAATAGAAAGTGCTGGTACAGCATATACAGGTAATACTAATCAAGGAGTTAATTTTATTATGGTAAGAACATATTTAGAAAAGATTCCTCAATTAAAACCTTATACAAATAATGTTCAATCACTAGACGAATTAGCTCAAGCAATAACTTCAGCATTAGTGAGATTACAAATAAATGCTTAGTAGTATAGATTTCAATACTGATGAATTAGATAACGATTATCCAGTATATTATAACTTATTTAGTGGTTGTGAAAGTGATACACCACCTACACCAGAACAGTGTGGAGTTGGTTTATCTGATGAAGAATACTATAAAAAGCTTGAAAAAGTTCGTCTAATGGAAATGGAAGACAATAATAGAATGAGACGATGGGAACTTCAGACTTACGGAAAAACCGATAGAGAATACGCATATGGAAAGGATTGGAAGTATATTCCACCTAGTCAGGCAATTGTAGTAGATAGGAACAATATCGCCCTATATTGGAAACCTAATAATATGAATGCTGGAAATAAGACTCCATTTATCGTAGATGCTATTACAGATGTTAAAAGCCCAAACGCCCATGGTGCTGTGATATTTGATAGTAGATCAACTCCATCAAGTTCTATGGTAATATCTGACGGTGACCATTTTACAAAAATGACTGCACAAGAAAAAAGAATAATAAGTACGGTAGAACGATTAAGTAAAAATAATGATACAATATCATTACAATCGTTTATAAATATGGAAGAAGCTAGCTTTAATCAACGAATTATAAATCAAGATACTAGTCTAGATAGTTCGTTGAACAAATATATTAATCAAGGAGGAAATAGAATGCAAACAACACCGGTTACAGAAATGAAATTTAACCCAGAAGATATCAAACGTATAAATGATATGGGTAATAATAATTCATTTTTCAATGGATTATCAACTGAAGAAGTTGCAGCAAAATGGAATTATATGTCACAAAATAATATACCAATTAATGCTGCAAAGGAAGTAATATTTGGAGATGCTAAAACTCCAACTACAACAGCTACACCAGCTTCTGCAAATCCAGCATTAAACGCTGCAATAGCTGCGTCATTTAATGGTGGTAGTATGGGAACTAATAATAATGTATACATTCCAACTGCAGCAGATATGGAAGCTGCTAAGAAAAAATATAATGAATTAACAGGAGGGAATACAGTCTCATCTGTTAATACACAACCAACTGCTCAGCCAGCTGTAGCTAGTAAACCACAGGATGACCCTGTAGCTCAAATGGTTCAAAGAGGAGTTGAAAGTTTTAAACAAGCAACAACACAAGTTCAACAACCTAATAATGATTTATTAAATGCATTAATGACCAAAATGTCATTTATGATGCAAAATGCTGCGCAAGTATCAGCTCCAGCACAAGAAATACATCATACAGTATTCACTGCAGGTGGAGTAGATACAAAAGGAACATTAAGAGAACAATTACTTACAATAAGTGATGTGTTAATGTATGGTCTAAATTCAAATAATCAAGATATTATAACATCAATTAGTATTATAATGGATTTAGCTGGATTAGAACAAAAAGATTTATATGCAAAGCAAAATCAAGGTATTGATTATAATATATATTGTAGAGTTATAGATCAACTTTGTGATAGAATTAGTAAAGTAATAGACGGAACAGGTTTCTTTATTAATCAACAAATCATACACTATGTCCAAAATACAATAATAAATGGTCCTAATAGTTTTATAGAACCATTATATTTTTATGAAATGTTGGCAACTCTAGCATTTGAAGGATATATATCTTTAGCTGATAATATGTATCCTGATTTAAGAAATAGCTTACTACAAGCTATATTATATTTCCAAAAGAATCCAATGCCTAATATTCCAAAGGACCCTAATCATCCAGATGGAAAATTAAATATGGTTCCAATATTATTTGGACCAGGTGGTCTTTTTGAAACACAAATGGTATACTTAAATAATAGCAATACTACAACTTATGCAAGTGCACCAGTTGCAACACAAACAGTTTATAATGTAAATCAAAATAATTTAGGAGGTAATAGTATGAATTCAGTATTTGACAGATACGATTCTAGACAAATGGCAACAACAGTAACAGGAGTAAATCCATATGGAACATTGTATTCAACTACAGCAAGTCCAGTTGGAAATTATAATTATGTAGGAACTGGTTCTACTGTAACAAATACAGGAGTATATGGTACCGCAATGGCTCCAAATAATATTTATTTAAATAATGGAACTGCTGGAAGTGCATTCCAAGCAGGTATACAAACAGCATTAGGTGGGTATGGGGCTGGACGTGATAGTGTAATGGCTACACCAGTAAATAATAACTTTATTAGAACAGGTGTTGCTCAACCAGTAGTAAACACATATCAACAACCAGTAATTTCTGCAAGATATGCTCCAACAGCTAATACTACAGTATACGGTACACCAGCACCTGCTCAACCAAATAATCAAGTAGATATGATGGGAATGTTTGCTACTATGTTAGGAATGTTAACATCTATTGAAAATGTAGGTGGACGTAATGTTATTGATGTAAGAAATCTAGCTAGTATGTTTGGTGGTGGTACTGGTGGTGCAGGAGTAGTAGAAAGATTTGGTAAAAGTTCTCAACCAATGAATACTTTTGGTACTTATGGAACTGCATTTGGTACTGGAACATGGGGAACTACAAATTATGGAAACACATGGAATACTGCAAGACCTGCTGGATGGGGAACTGGTGGAACATTACCAACATATACATCTACAACAGGAACTTGGGGAACTACTCCAACATATAATTCAGGTCTAGGTTTAAGCTTTGCAACTCCTACTACAACTGGTGTAAATTTTAATACAGCTTCAACATTTAATTATAACCCAGCAGCTTCTGTTGGTTCAGGTGTTAGTAACTTAACATTTGGAGGAAATACAGGAAACTGGGGAGCTACTACAACTCCAACATGGGGTGGAAATACTGGAACTTGGGGAGGTAATACTGCAGGTTTCGTAAATAACACAGTTCAAAATACAGGACATACTGTATTTGGACGTCAAGGAGAAGATAAGATAGCAGCTGCATTAGGATTAACAAGATAAGGAGGAAATAGAGTATGTTAACAAACTTAAATAATAATAACATTTTACAAGGTTTATCTACAGGATTGCCTTTATTCATATTAGAATATTTTCCTAGTTTAAAACCTGGTGTAATTGTAACACCAGCTGAGAATGATAATACTCCTATAACTCCAGTAGCTATAGCGATTCAAAGAGGATACATTCAAGGACAATTAGAATTATCTAGTGGAAAGAATCCATCAATATTAACATTTGAGCAATATCATGCATCATTTAGTGAATATTATAATAGTATATTAGCTCAATTTGCTAATAATAATATTAAAATTAATTTGAGTCATATAGGAGTAGACATATTATATAGAAATTATAGATATATTTCTGAATTCTATACAATAGGTGGATTAGTTAATATAACTGAATCAACTGATTATGTAAGATTAGATGTAGATACAAATGTATCAACAGTAATTAGAAGTATACCAGAACTTGCAGTATTTGGAGTATCATATAGAACATTCTGTAGTTCAATACTTAGAATGTTCCCTGAAATGGGAAGCTCTTTATCATTAGCAGGGTCTGTTTATGCTTATTCTGAATATATAAAATTATTTAATAAAGCTGACAGAACATTTGCTGATTATCAAATAATTAATGGAATGGATATTAACACATTATCTAATCAAATAGCAATAGCAACTCAAGGAGTTGACCCTGATATAATTAGAACTGCTATCAGAGAACAAAGTGATTCTCCAGCATTACAAAATTATATAAAACTTATGATAAATAATAATATACCGTCAAAAGTAGCAATAAACTTACTTGCATATCATCCAAGTGTTATAAGTATTGCAATTAAAGCAGTAAGAGCTGCATTAAGTTTACCAATTGACGGTGAGTTAAATCTACCATTAATATTTACATTAAAATCAGTTAACCCAACAGTACATAGTGCTGCATTATATTAATTAATAGGAGGAAATAGAATATGAGTAATGCAATTTATAATATAGTTAGTTTATATAAAACTGACATCATGACAGAATCTGCAACTAGAGAATTTTTAATAGATGTACTAAGAAAGGCTTTTCCTAGTTCAAATATATACACAGGTCAAAAGAGAGTCGTTGTAGTTGACCCTACAAATCCGACTATGGTATATAAAATAGCATATAACAATGCTGGAATACTTGATAATATAAATGAAGTAGCAACATCAGATGCATTGAAAGGATTAGTACAATCTGGTCAAATACCTGCTGATGCACTTAATTGCTTTGCATTGTCTGCACTAACTCCAGACAGTGACCCATTTGTAATAGTACAAGAATATGTACAAAACTTTGATGATAATCCAGAATTCAAGAACTGGTTAGGTTCTACAGATGTAATACAAAATCTAGCTATATCTGGAAGTATCAATAATAATCAAGTATTTCCAATATATTGTAGTAGAGTACCTAGATTCGTAGATGATTATAGAATAATATGTGATGCAATGAGTAACTACTTTGTGCCATCAGATATATCTATATATAAAGAACCAAGAAACTATGGATTTAAGAATGGAAGACTTTGTCTGTTAGACATGGGTTCAGTTGTTCCATTACTAACAAATAATCAAGGTCAGCTAATATATCCTAGATACGGTACATCAAATAAAATAATGACATATGTAGCATCATATTTAGACCCACAATTAACAATATCTAAGATTCAACAAATGAATCCTGGAACATATCGTGTAGTTGAACCTGGAGTATCTTATGATGCTGCTATACATGAGTCACCATTCTTAATGGAATCTGACGATGCTGTTCATGAATTATATATAAAGCATCAAAATCCATATGAATATAATAAATTATTAGCTATTTTCGGTAGATGGTACTTCCCACAAGTTACAATAGATAACCAAGGAGTAGCTTCTACTGTTAATAATATTGCAGAATATGCTCAATCTTTATATAATTTTATAGGAATTCAAATACCTGAGCAAATCTTATGGTCTATGTGGAGAAACTACATCTATAAGAAATCTGCAATGTATATAACTGCATGCCCATCTGTTATAAATTTGGGTATATATCAACAAGTGCAAGGTGGTGTGTTTAAATTACCATTTGCACAATTTGTAGAATTAGTTAATAATGAATTTGCTGCTAGAGGAATTAATCTTCCTAGACAAATCATATTGAATTTAAGTTCAATATTGTATGTAAAACAAGTTGCATCTAATACAAACGATCCAGCTACTGTTTTATATCAATTATATCACAGCTCTCCAGATCAATTTATACAATTATTTAGTCAAATAACTGGAGACCAAAATCAAAATGATATTTTCCTATTATACAATTCAACTATGGGAAATTTATAGGATGTGATAAAAATGTTAGATAGAATGTTAAATGAGGGAGTCTTAAAGATGTTTAGGAAATCTAAAAGAGAAAGAGGAGATGCTATTAAAAAGCATTTCTCCGAATTCTCGGATTACTATCATAACTGGTTAGAGACTACTTACAATACACCAGAAATAATAGAACTTACAAGAGAGTTCGAACAATTCCATAAAAATGATATACTTTTAAGAAAGATGTTCTATGATGCACGTCGTGTATTATCTTATAGTAAATTCTGTTCAAGACAATATAGAATTTATGCTACTGTACTATATGTTATGAATAAGAGAATACCTGAATTCTTAGCTGTATATAATACACCAATTGGTAAATTCTTAACTGATAATGGAAGTGCAAGTCCATTATCTGATTGGAATGATCAACTTCAAGAGATGAATGACTATCTTGATAGATTTACTTCTACAAGAAATGTACATTTTATATCAAATGACTTCCAACACTACTCTATCGCTGAACAGTATATGATTGCTACTGAAGTAGAAGAATTACTAGCAGCACCAAATGGGTTATACCCATTAAATAGAAATAATGAAAACCTTAAAGTGTAGTATAAGTTAAATGTGGGCCTTCGGGCCCACTATAACTTTTTTTTTACCGAAAAATTTTAAACCCATTATCGAACAATCACCTGTTAAAATCAATAAAACAACAATAATTTTTACCAAAAGGAGGTTAAAATGACGTGGAAAAAGGTAGAAATTGACAAAACAGTCGATCATATAATACTAATACAAAACTCTAGTATTATACCGAATTCTTTGGTTTATCTTAGCTTTACTACAGAAAATGTAGCAGATGAAAATAATACCTTTATGATAACTGGACCAAACCAATGGGAAGGAAGAATTAAAGCTGGAACTAATCTTTTCTATGCAGAAGAACATGGTGGAGAGTTTTCTTATACTGCGTTTCCTGTAGAAAAATTAGAGAACTATGACATTCCCACTATACATAAAGATATACAAGCAATGAGACAGTCTATTACTTGTCCAGAAGGGTCGTATTTTGTAATTCAAAATAAAGATGTTACACCTTTTAGTGTATCTATAGTTGGAGAAGGACAGTTTATTTTGACAGAAAATCAAATGTTATCATTTACATTTGCTAGTGAAAGTACAGTAGTTGTACATGGTACTGGTCAAAAAGCATCATATATGATAGCTGAAGCTCCGTCTTTAACACAGCTATCAAAAGATGTACAGGATAAACTTAATGAGATATATACTTCTCATAAACAGTTGCTTACAAAGATATTAACTAGAGAAGAGTTTACTAAGTTTAAACGTAAAATGGAATGTGGAAAGTGGTCTGATAGTCAGACTCTTAACGGGTTTAAAATATCATTTAAATCAGATCCATTTTATGAAACTGGTTGGTTAAATGATAATTCTGTAATTGATCTTATAGCTAATATTAAATATCTTGAAAATGGTATAGAAAAACATGCATTATTACAATGTACTATTAATATGATAGATGCTGATAATATAGAACTTCTTAACTATTACTCAGATGATATTAATATAAGACAAAATCTAAGAGTTATTCATTTTGCTTATCAAAATCCAGTTGATATTCAAACTGATAGTGGGATTTTAGAAATTACGGGGGAAATGAGCCCTGAATTTACACCTATGGTTCAGACTACAACTAGTAGAATAAGAACTGATAATATAAAATGGGCAGCCTTAGATGGTTCTGTTATAGCTCCTACTAAAACTATAGATTTAGATGTATTTCGTGTAAATGAAATGATAACATTCTCTGATGAAGAGTTTTATCAAACTAAAATGATAGCTAAAATAGACCATAAAGAAGCTGATTTATTTGCAAAATTTATGGAATATAGTGATGATTTTACAATAGGATTTGCTAATGATGAATATAGTCTTATTTCTGATAGTGGAAATATTTTTATTAAATATAATAAAAATAATAAGAAACTAATAGCTCAATTTATGACTATAGCTGATTTAACTAGACCTATATGTTTCAATATCATAAATACTAAAGATACTATGAAATCATATACTATTAATATGTTATATAGTACAACTTCTGCGGATATAGTTAAAGGATCTCCTAATACTGTTTGTACTTATATAATGTTTGAAAATAGATTCTCAGCTGCAATATATGATAAATTCTTTAAGAATTTAGTAGATGAAGCTGGAACTGATACAAAAATATATAAATTAGCATTTAAATATTAAAGAAAGGAGAAGAAATGGCTGATAAACATTATGTTATTAATGAAAATGATGTTCAAAGGCTAATTAAAGAAATCTTACATGAACGTAATGTATTTACAGATACTACTGTAAATTTAACTGGTATAGATGCATCTGTGAGAAAGGTTCTTAAAGATCTTAAAGAATTACAAGCTAAACCAGATCAAATAAAGTCTTACTTATTAACAGATAAGACTATTACATTTAAAGTTCCAAAGAATTCTAAAGACGGCTTTGATATATCAATAGATGCTCTTACTACAAATGACAAGACGATCAGTTTCTCAGTACATATTCCACCTCAATATGTACACCAGTTAAGAGATACTCCTTTCGTTACATATGCTAGTAAGTATACACTAGAAACTATGCAAAATATTAGTACTATAGTTGATAATAGATCTAGTACAGAATTTGATTTTATAAAGTTATCATTTCCTCGTGATATAACTACTGGAGTTTGTACTTTAATAAGCTCTGACCGTTATATAGATAAAAATGATAATTTAAATCCTGTATTTGCTGGTTTAGAAGATCAAATTAGTACAGAACCACCAGCTATTAAACAAGATATACCATCACCTGAACTTTTAGTAAGATCACACTCAGTTAAATGGGTTGAAGGTATTAGACGTTCTGATTTTGTTTTATTAGAACTTGCTAAACTTACTAATACAGATACACTTTATCATGTACGTGATGATGATAAACAAGATAATCTTACATTTAAATTTAGTTCTAAAGAGGAAGCTCGTAGAATGATTCCAGAGTTATGGAAAACTATTCCTACATTATGGAATTTAGTTACATTTGAATTCGATGATGCTGTTACTAATATAGACAGTTTATTCTCAAATACTGTACCTGATGGACAAACTGAAGCTACTTTTTTTACTAATAATTGGCCTAAATTACCTGATATTAATCGTAGTATTCGTGCTTTAGTTGGTAAAAATATAAATTCTGCTCAAGGATTATATGATGGAAGTAAAATAAGTAGTATATCAAATGATTTACTTAAAGGAATGCCTAATCTACAAAATATAGATGACGCATTTGCTAATCTACATGATTTAGTAACACAACCATCAGTTGATTTAGTTAAAGATAATAAGAAACTTATATCTGCTGAGGATTTATTCTTTAACAGTAATATAACAGAAGATCCTGGCTACTGGAAACTTAAGTCTTTTGATACTTACCCTAATTTCGCAAATTATTTAAGTAATACACCAGCGTCAAGAGATAATAGCCAATTTATTCCATGGCCATGGGCTCTACCTACTAATGGTAATACTAAGAATTTAACTTGGTTAAATGTTAAACAGTTTAAAGATACATATCAATCTATATTTAATGATATATCTGAAGAACCTGATAAATTAGTTAACTTTGAAGGTTATGAGTTTGAGATACTTGAAGGGGATTTAGATGAGATGTTCTATGGTAGTGCAGTTACTAAACTTCCAGATACAGTCAAGGCTGTAAATGCTAGAAGTGCTAAGAAATTTGCTAAAAATGTTACTACTTTACTTAGTACAGCTAAAACATTACGTATATTTGAAAAATGTCCTCAATTATATGATATTACATCAGCATTTGAAGGATGTACTGGATTAACTGCAGCTGGTGATTTTATAGGAGCTTCAGATACTATATCTATATATGATAATGTATTTAAAGATTGTACTAATATAGATGTATCAACACTTGCTGAACCTTGGACGTACGCAGGTTTAGATGGCTACCCTTTAGATATTCAAGGTGTTAATGGGTATAAAAATATACCGAATTTACCACAATGGGTCCCAGTAGAATGGGGAGGACAAGGAATTGGTACAGTATTAAATGCAATTCGTAGTGTAACTCCTATCGTAGAATACTGTTATGAAGGTGACGACTATATAACATTAGATCTTAAACCTAACTTTAAAAAGGTTGGAGGTATATTTGATATATGCATGGTTGACCCGAATGAAAGATCTGTTGTAATAGATAAAGAAAAAAGATTTAAATTTAGAGTTACAGTTGCAGAGCCTGGACGTAAATATATAATTGGAATTAATAACTTTAGTTCTAATTTAAAGCTTACATCTAGAGATTGTATACGTGTTCGTTATTTGGAACCAAAAGATGCTCTTAATCCTACTGTTAAAAAGGTATGGTCTGATTTTGTATACCAAACACCAATAGCACGTACTGGTAATAGACCAGCTAACATAGCAACTCCTCTAAGTTTCACTACGTGGGAGGATTAAAATGAATAAATTAATATTAAAAACTACACGTGACATGGTAAATGAACCAATAGTCGTTCATATAATGAAATATGATAACTCTATAAATAAATTAGTTAATATATGTGGGTACGAGTTTTCTTCAGTTACGTCTAATGATAAAATAGTAGAATTAGATTTAGGACAAGATTTTAAAGCTAAAACTGGAGAAGATAATGTAGTTAAAATACCATATGGAGCTATAGCAAGAATAGAATGTCCAAAAGGTAGTGAACCTGTTTTTATAGAAGACATGTTATCATTAAGTCCTACAAAGAATGCTGCTATATATGCTAGAGAATTCCCAGATGAAGTATCTAATATAGAATCAGTTGTAAAAACTAATGATGGGTTTAAAGTAACTCTTAAGGAAGCTGAACCTGGTACACTAGAATTATACGAAGTATCAGATAAAGCTAATCCAACTAGAGTATTACAAAGATTAACACTACCAACATCAGCTGGAAGTACTATATACACATTTACACCAACTACGCCTATTAATGCCGCATCTAATGTAGTATCGGTAAGATGGGCAACAGCTGATCATAGTAAGCATGCTGGAGTAAATATATCATCAGTTGATGTTTCTACTGCTCCACATATTGAAATTACTGGGCTGTCTTTAAATAATGGTATATTAGAAGCATCTATCAATAATATGGATAGTAATAGACCATTTAAAGCTACAGAAGCTGATGTTACATTTACTGATAGTAGTAATAAAACTATGGTATTACGTGGAACAGTGGAGAATACTCCAATTAGTGGTAAAGGTAAAATAACATTTACTCCATCAACTAGTAGTAAACTTAATAATTTGGAAAATATAGGAACTGCTAGTGTAACTTTAATTGGTGATGATAGTAATAAAGTTAACTACAGCTATAATATTACACCATTTAAATCAAATTCGAATGGTATTAAAGCTAATTATAATGATATGACATTTAATGATGCTGGTAATAAATTAACTATGTTAATTAAAGATGAAAAGAATGTACCAGATTCATCATTAACATTATCATCTTTAACTAATGAGTATGTTGCTGGTAAATTATTACATAATCCACCAGTTATTACTAAAAAGTCTATATCTGGAAATAAATATTGGGAAGTAGTAATAGATAATATTAGAACTATACCAATGAATAGATTATATAATACTAGAATGGATTTATCATATAATGAACCAAATAAATTATCACAAAATATAGTAGTTGAAAACGTTAAAGTATCGTCTGATCCAGGTGTTATACCGACACCAGGTCCTAGTCCAACACCGGGGCCTACTCCTGGAACAACTGAACCAGAAGTTAAATCTATGACTAATACAGTTGCATATTTTAATGATGAAACTGGAAATTTAGAAATAACTATGAGAGGTCCATACGATATACAAGCTGATCAATCTTACAAAATTAGAGATATAGTTCTAGTTCGTGATGATAGAGAAGTATATGTGCATCCTAGTGTGGAAATTGTAACTGGAACTAATGATATTAAAATACGTACTAATTATAGTAGTAGTTATGGACCAATTGATACAGTAAGTTTTAGATATAGTTTTGCTAATAAAGTATGGAGTCCAGTCCAAGATATAGACTGTCCTGATATATTTAATGAATATATAGATAGAATAGCTAATAAAATAAAAGCTTCAGATTATACTATAAATGAAAATAACTTAATAATATCTAATGGTACAACTTTTATACCTATTCCTTATAGTGTTATAGTTAAGAAAACCATTCTTAATAACTCGACTAATACAGAATCTAGTAATATAAATATAAAGAATAGAACTGCATTATTTAAATTAGGAGTTCTTAATAGTAGTGGAAGTGAAGAAGAGGACTTAAATGGATTTACATTAAACTTTACTTATAATTATTATGATAAAACTATTGAAATAACTAAGGAATATAGACAGCTAGTAGAAACACTTGATGTTGATAAGGTTAAAACTGTTAAATGGAATATATTAAGTCCATATGATGTATGGGGAGATTGGATTGAACCATTTGATAATCCATCTAATCCTGATAATAATGGTATTAAACAGTATGCTAATATATTAAAACCAATATATGAAAAGGATATAGACGCTGAACATCTTATATCTGCTAGTGATAATATAAGATACGTTATTAAACATCCTAGTGCATTAGCTGTAAATGAAATATATAATGTATTTCCTATGTTACATATGGTAGACAGGTTCCCATTAACAGATAATATTACAAATATATGCTGGTGTGCTAAATTAAAATTAAGTCAATCTAATGACGGGTATATGTTTAGAAATGATATCCATGATATTAGACTTAAGTGTAAATTCATGCTTAATGATGAAGAAAAAGTTGTATATGTTAAATTTAAATCAGTTAAAAAGTTGATAGATACAGTTGAATGTATAGACCCTTATTTAGTAAATGATGCTGGTCAACCAATAAGTATGGCAGATTTTGATATTTATGCCGACGCTATAATGAATGGTATGCCATTTGTTACTAAGAATAAAGAACGTGTTAAAACTGCTATTAAATCTATTTATTCGTCTGCTATAAGTGATACTACTGCTAATAAATATGTAGTAACGCATCCGTCATCTTTACATGTTGACTACTATGATTTCAAATATAGTAGATGGGGTGAACATAAACAAATATTCCCATTCACATTAATTATAGGAGACATAGTTAACCTTAATCTAGCTGATATGTATAATGTAGATGCAAATGACACTTTCAATACCGCTTATAAGTATATCAGGGATAACAGTACATTTACCTTACCTAATAATAAAGTCGGTATAACAGTAACACCAGAGATTACATTTAAAAATAGACAAGTGATCTCATTACCAGAACAAGTATTTAAAACTAATAATGGTACAAAATATATGAAACTGAATAAGGTACTTTCTGAAGTTGGTATTACAGCTACTAATATAGTAACACCAATGTTCAATGATGTTATAAATGAACAAGAACAATCTCGTACAGAGACAACAGCGTATAACGCTGCATTCTTACCAGCAATGAGTAATTTTGCATTTAAATTCAGCCCAGATTTTAAAAAGCTACATTTTAATCAAGGTGTGGAATATAAATTAATGAGCCCATTATTACATCCATATAAAAAGGTTGAAGATCGTTATAAAGATTTTACTGAAAATAATAATATAACTCATATTAAAATTAATTATATAGGTAAAGCTAATGTTGGTAATAAGAATATAATAAATCTTACATCTGATCAAATTAAGAATTTGAATATGTTTACTGTTAATTCTATAAATTCTAGTAGCACAGTACCTAATCCTAGTATAACTGGAATAGACACTGCATCTAATATTGCTAATGGAAATAGAACTAAAGATATGCCAGTATTCTTAGATCCATATTTTGGACTATTAAATACTAGATATCCAAATAGAACATCTACAAATTCTAATTTCCCAGTAATCGAAACTGCTAAGGTTAAAACTTCAACCCCATTTACAGTAGAAAAAGGTGTAGATGAAACATATCAAACTGGAAAATATAACTATAACATATATAAATATCCTAAAATAATGGAAATTCATAATAAAATGAATAAAAATATTAATAATTTTTATTATATAGATAAAGGTATTTCTTTTATATATCCGTCTAGCAGTAGTAGTGATACGAAATATTATCCAGTTTTAGCTAAAGATTATGATATTTATAATAATTATTCTACTATAAAATGTCTAGTTGATCAAACATATAACTCGCCTAATTTATTAGCAAAACCTGTAGTTCTTAAAGCTAGTAAAGGTACTGATGATAATATGTTATCAGAATATCAAAAGGTTTTCTATAAACAAGTTCCTCACTATATATTCACAACTAGTGGAAATATAGATGATAGTTCTAATAAAGAAATATTTAACTTCAGAGAACTTAAAAATGATAATCATGACTATGTAATAAAATATCAAGTTAAGTTTGAAGACGAGGATGATTATAATGAAAATGAATTAGTTTATTACTTACCGTCTATAGCAATAGAAAATTCATTACTTGATACTTATAATAAGTTTACATTGAATGATATTAAAACTATAGAACCAGAAATAAATAAAACTAATGCGTTTGATATTATTAAAACATTAGAAAATAAAGAACTTGTTACATTAACTGATAATAATAAATCATTCTGGAATAAAGATATAGAATCAGTTAATCTAAAACCTTATATAACTTCTCATATATTTAATAACGATAGAAACTCAAGTGCTAGTCATTATATATTAGATACAAATGTATTATTACATAGTTATATAAGAACACTAGCTGTATTCCATGATGAATTTGAAGCTATTTATACAGATAAAACTAAGTCACCATTTGATGTGGCTAGAGAGTATTTAAATACACACGAAGATCATGACCCATTTTTAATAGATTATAGAAATAGTACATATTTGGATATTCATTCAAATGGTGTAACTACAGATATACGTAAACCAGAAATGTTACAATTTAATCGTGTTATAGTTAATGAATTAACATCTAAAAATGAATGGGATACACAATTGTATATTGATAATATTGATAAGTTAATATTCTTTAATACATTTAAAGAACCAATGAATATAGCATCTGATACAGAACTAGCTTATGGAAAATTAAGATATTTATCAAATTCATTTCCTGTAATTTTTTCTAGTGGTATATCTGACTTAGATGTTAATATAGATGAAACTAAAAAGGTTAAGGTTTATGCTGAATTTGTAATCCCGCCTTCACGTACTTATCCATCTATTACTACTAATAAAACATTATTTGAACATAGTGTAATAAAATTAGAAAGTCAAGTAGTAAATCTTAGTGAATTAAAGGATTATGGAAATGATGTAAATCTTGCTTCTCTAATAAGATTTGGATCTAATGGTAGAAGTTTAGTAGCATCGGTTGAGAAAGTTACTGGATTAGATGCAACTAGAGATTTCTTATATAATAAATTAGTTCCTAATGAATCTGATAGATTCTATAATAGACTATCACCATCTGCAATATTAGCATCTTTAAGTCATTGTAAAATAAAAGTTAAAGAAATTCCTGGAATGGAGTATCAACCATCAGAAATTGAAACAGTTGACGGTATGGAGACATATGAATTCCAACCTAATCAAGTAGTAGTACCTAATTATAGTTCTAAAGAAAATATGGATTATCCATTTATATCAGATATCGGTCACAACGGTAAAGCTGCTACTCTTATATTAGAAAGCGAAGGATTTAGTAAAGAAATACCAGTCAATCAAGAATATGCAGTTTCTGATCCTAGTATGTTAACATCTAATGATAAGGTATTTATAATGCAATATGCATGTATGAGTATTGAATCTGATGAGCAATCTAATTTAGATATAAATTTCCAAAGAAAAACATATATAGCAGAATCATCTGCTAAACCAGACTGGATAAAACTTAATCTACATGTAGGTGGAACTACGTTCCCTATAATGTTTAGTAAGGTATTACCTACCGAAGAAAATAAGAAATATCCTAAAACTTCAATATATAAATATAAAATGCAGTTAGATCCTGAATGGTTTGATAGATTGAAATCTGAGGTTGGCCTAGCAGATATTAAAGAAAAATTATCTGGTGAAATTAATATGATAGCAAGCGAGAAATATTATAACCAATTGACTCTTGATTTCGAATTCTCATATAATGGTGTCAATACGTTTACATCATATCAACCGAATGCATATCATAGTCAACTTGGTATAATGTTGAACGACATGAGGATAAATCCAAAATGTGTACCTTTATTTAAAACAATCAGAGATAAAATACAATCATCAAATTAAAGATGAAAATCCAATATAAAATAGAAAAGAAGGAGGTTAGTTTATAATGATTCTAGATCCTGTAAACTCCAATGATAAAAGAGTATGGGATATACTTAATACCGTAGTAGTACCTGCTACATTTAAACCAGAAATGACACTGGAAGATATAAATAAAATATTGAGAAGTGCGCATGAAATGGCTGTTAAAATTATGTTAAATGATAATGATACAGTTAATATGCTAGGTGCTACATTTGCAGATAGTATCAAAAATTCTTATTTTGAAAATACTATACAAAATAGCTACGGTCTTATAACTCTTAAAACTATTGAGGGGGTTAGCTCTAGATATATTCTATCTAACCTTCTTTTCTATATAGAGAAAAAAAGAGTGTTTGATTATGTTTATACAATGATAACACAAGAAAGTACTATCCCACTTATTAAAAGATATCGTGAGCAGACTGAACAACTAACGTTTATGGATGTTGAAAATAAATCTATTGAAGCTGTTCAAGAAGCTACAAAGCAATTATTATATGCGTTGATGATATCATATGATTTTGATACAATACGTGAATCTTGTAATGCTATAACAGACGCACAATTAAGAGATGCTGAAAAGAGTTCTACTATAATTAACACATTAAAATTTAGTGAATATTTAGTACCTGATTTTGTATATGAAATAGCATTAAATTCTCGTAATTTATCAGCCAATGAAGATAAAATACATAAATATTTAAATGAAGTTCAATTAATACATTTACCACAAACTTATTTTAAATATTACAGAGACGTTTGTAAGCGTAGTGATGCTTCTCGTATTAAAGATGAAGCCGAACGTACTAAAAAGGAACGTGATTCATATCATTCTATAGTAGGAGTTAGATGTGATGGATTAAATGCTGAAGAAATTGAAGTATTGAATAAGATAGTTATGGAAAATATCTTTATAGATAAATATAAAGATATAATAAATAAATCTATAATCCTTAGAAATATAAAGGATATCATATTTGATCATAAACATATTAACGATATTGTAACTATAGATAATGATGCTGTATATTTTACAAATAGTGATGGTAAATCAAAACCAAGAGCATTCCCATATAAAGATAGGATACCGTCAGATAATGATAGTACACCTAAGGGAGTAGAAGATATAGACAATGATGAACAAGAAAGACTTAATTCTAGTGATATAATACTATCTACTACTGGAATAGGTCCAGATACGTTTAATCAGCTATATGTAGCTAATACATTTAGTAAAGACTTACCTAAGACTCCACTCGAGCGTATACAACATAGAAGGCGTACTATAAATAGGCTTAAATCTAAATTTAGATCTAATTATAAAGTAATGACTGAATGTAGTGTATTAGAAAAAGGTGACTATTATGATGGATTCCGTTACTTTAAACCTGGAAAATCTAATAATGGAATTTTTAGGACAAATAATGATGAGATGTTGTTGTATGCACTAATTGAACTTGAAACTAACTATAAAAAGAAGAGGGCCAACATAGATAAGGAGAAAGCTTTACAGCAGAACTCCACGGACCTCAAAGGAGGTAGATTCTAATGTTCATATGTCCATATAACTATGAACTTAATAAAATAAGAAAAAGACTACCAGTTGTAGACTCATTTGAAAAGAAATCTTCTTCATCTATATTTAGTAATGCAGTATTTGGTGTAACAGAAGAAGAATTACAAACTAAGTCGGCTCTTATAAATTTAGGATGCTACGTATTTAGACCTCTTGTTCTACAAGCATTTTCTCGTATTAACCGTAAGTATGTTGCTTGTGCAACTTCTAATGGAAAAGAATTCTATTTTCGTAAAGGTATTCTTTATGAAATGGATGACACATATACGAGTCAACCTGATGATATTGTTGGTTATGGTCCATCGTTTCTTTATAATAACTGGAATAATATAGATAAAAACCAGTTTAAGCAAGACCATGGACGTATTTCAAATAAAGAGTTAAAACTTTCTATATCAAAACTTTCACGTGACCAGCTATTTACTAATTATATATATGTAATAGCTCTTGCTTTTAGAAGTGAAAATATTGATAATGGACGTACTGTAAATGATTGGAATGTGTTATATTCCGAGATTATACGTGCATCTAATCAATATAAAATGATGAAAGCTGGGGTTGCTGGTGTCCGTGTAGACTTACGTGATATGGAGTCTTTAATTCAAAAAGCAGTTTTAGATCTTGGGGATTATATCAAAGATACATTCTTAGGTCCTCATGGAATTGGAAGAGAAGAGATACTTTCCCGTAACGTAGATAATGGTGCCCGTATGGTTATCATTCCTGCTGTATGGAAAGAGAAGAAGCTTCGTCAAGCTCGTATTGGAATGCGTGCTACTGGAGTTCCTATGCATTTATTACTTCCAATGTTTAAGGAAACTATTATAAAGTTTTCTTATACTTTAATAGAAGATCTATTTAATGCCGGTTTATTTGAACCAAGAGTAACAAGAGATTTCTTAGCATATTATGATATAGAATTTCTGTCAAACGCGATTACTAATATGAGCGACCCTCACTTTAGAGTAACGGATTTTCCTGCAATTAAGTATGATGGTTCATTTACACACATCAAACTTACATTTACAGTTGACGATGACGGTACTGAGACTAAAGTGACTAAGCCATTATCGTGGACAGAATTCTTTTATATAGTTGTAGAGAGTTATGCTAAACTGTATGATACTCGTATGATTGCTGTTACGAGACCACCAGTTGATAGTATGACTTCTCTACAACCACAAAGACCAGTATGTCTTACTTTATCACCTAATCTTACTAAGAAGGTTAAAGTAATGAATAACTGGTACGTAGATTTTCCGCTAATTACGGAACAGTTAAAAGCTAGATTCCAAGATCAGATATTTGATAGTGGGTCTAGACTTATTGCATCTATAAGTACGGGTATGAATGCTAAAATGGTTGGCCCGTACACAGTAATGTGTGCGTGATAAGTGTGTTAAAAGCTGGAAACCCCTAAAGCTTTATAGCCTATTTAAAGCGATTATAGCTATATAGGAGACGAAAGTCGGAAATAAGTATAAAGATGTCACATGGTGAAATAAAAGCCTCTTAAAACGGCTATAAGAGGTCCTAAATGACGTTTACAATGGGCAATCAGCACTAATATATTAAGGAGAATAAAGTATGGTAAATAAAAATATTTATGTATCTGGAAGATACTATGATAATTATTATATATTTAAAGAAGATCATGTAATTTTACAAATGATTAGAAAAAGAGATTCAAATATAACTGAAACTATTATTGATATAGATGATGTTAATAAATGTAAAGAACTTATATGGTATCCACATAATGATAAATCTCAAGCTAGTCATTTAATTTATATTAGAAATAGAGATAAACATAGATTGCATAGATATATAGTTGGTGAAGATAAAATTGAATCTGGTAAAGTAGTTGATCACATAAATAGAAATACTTTAGATAATAGAAAATCTAATTTAAGAATAGTTACAGTATTTGAAAATAATCAAAATATTGGAATGAATAGTAGGAATACATCTGGTGCTAAAGGTGTATTTTATGATAAGAGTAGATCTAAATGGGTAGCTAATTTATATAGAAATGGTAAAACATATTCTATTAGATGTGATACATTCAATGACGCTATTGATGCTAGATTAAAATTAGAAAATGAAATCAAAATAGTATATTAGTTCAAAGACTATTCCTGAAATGGAAGTACTGACTAAGTAGTTAGGAAAAACACACACCCTACTCAGGTAATGAGAGGGATTGATATAGTCTGATCTCATATGAAAGTATGAGCGAGTTTATAATTAACTCGGTATAGAATTAACGACTCTATATAAACACAAATAGATCACGATGGCGATACTTTAATGTATAAGCCCATCAATTCCAAAGAGGCCGTAGAAGATGCAAGAAAACAACAAAAATCACCTTTATTTATATGTAACTACGATGGTTCGTTAGCTCGTAGAAATCCAGGTAAAGACTGTAACCAAACTTGGTATTCTGTTAGTAGAGACCCTAAACCATCAGACAATGCTAAACCTGCTGATATGAAACATCCATTTATAAAACATCTGATATCACTTACAGATGGACAAATGGATTTAGATCTTATGTATAAATCTTGTATGAGATTTGATATCAACGAAGATCCAGAAGTAGGTTTATATGATAGTATTACTATTAAAGATAGAGGTAAAACTATAAAGACTACTGTAGGAAGACTTATGTTGAATAAATGTATGTTATTCCCTGTAGCAAATCATCCAAAGTTCTCATTTCTAAATGAAGTTTGTAACTGGAAGAAGCTTAGTAAAATATGGCGTAAAGCTGTAAACTATGCAATGGAAGGAAGTCTTACACAAGATGACGTATTAGATCTTATAGAATCATCAAACGAATTTGGGCTTAGATTATCTACAGTAGTAAATGCTAGTATAAATGAAGATATGATGAACCCAGACGATGAATTTACTGAATTCAGAGATAAAACTATAGCTGCTGCTAAAAAGGTATTTGAAGAACATGGGGACTACTCTGTACTTGAAAAAGCTGAGAATGAAGTAGTAGAATTTGCAAAGAAACACTTTAAAGATAATGATATGGCAGAACTATATGATTCTGCTAACAAGGCTAAATGGGGAAATGACTTTAAGAACCTTAACATTGTAATGGGAAGTATGCCAGACTTATCTGGTGGTAAACCTGTTTATATAGATAATGCATTAGTTGACGGTATTGATAAATCATTTTTACCAAATATAACAAACGTTGCCATGATAGGAGCAATGGATAGAGGTCTTAATACAGCTTATGCCGGTACAATATATAAAGATTTATCTCATGGTTTAAACCACATTCAAGGAGTTACTCATGATTGTGGAACTACTGAAGGTAAGATGTTTAAATCAGATGATGAATTTGATTATGTAAATCGTTATATAATAGAAAAAGGCGAATCTATTCTAATTACTATGGACAATGTTCATAAATATGTCGGTAAAACAGTAAAAATGCGTTATCCTTTAACATGTAAAGAAAAGAATGGTCATTTCTGTAGAAAATGTCTTGGTGAATTTATGTTTAAAGCATTACAACAAGATACAATTCCAATCGGGGTTTATATCTCAGAAGTAGGTTCGAATCTACTAAACGTTCTAATGCAATCTACACATAACTTAGGTTCTAAGATGTTCCATATAAAGAACTTTAATGATTATGTATATCCAGCTGGAGCAGATCTATTTGAACATAAGATAGATCCTATTACAAAGCTTGAAAAAGTATACTGTAAAACAGATATCAAATGGATATTACCAATATCGGCAATAGAAGCTGTAGATACTTATTATAAAGTATTAGCACATGGTTCTATACTAGATGCCGGAGATGGAAAGCAACATACTATAGTATTCGGTTCTGATGTAAGTACAACACCAACTGAAATTATTAGACCTAAACCATCTGAAGGCGAAGATGAACCTTTAGATAAACACGTTATATTCTGTTATAAGAAAGGCGACTGTTTCTTAAATACAGTTAACTCTGTAAGAAGTAATATGACTGTGTATCGTATGCTTAAAGTATTCTTAGGTGGAAACTTATCTAATTTAGTTCCAGTAGAAACTCACTTAGATACATTAAAGAATAACTTCTTAGCAAATGTAGACCTTGGGGCAGCAGATCTATCTCTAGAAATACTTGTAGCAAGTTTAGCTAGAGATATTAATGATCCTAAGAAACCAGCTAGAGAAACTGGAAGTAAAAAGTATATATTTGCTTCATTATATGAACTAGCGGTAATGGGAGGAACGTTTAATGCGGTGTTTGGACCGGATGCTGGTAAAGCGTTAATGATTACATTAGCTAAATCAGAAGAAGAACAAACTAAGACAGTTTCTCCATTAGAAAAGGCTCTTAGAAGCTAGATTATAATGCGTTTAAACGGCTTTATAGGCCGTTTAACGCTTTATGTATTTAATACGATTAATTATACTACTTTATAGTATAAAACGTTGCTATTACGTTATAATAGCTTTAAAATTGATTTTAAATGGAGGTTTAAGATGCAATTAATAGAAATAAAAGTTAAAACTAGCCCTCATGGTAATGATAAGTTCTTAAGTTTTGATTTTGACTGGATATTATGGGCAATACCAACAGCTTATAAAACTATTACAATACCAAAAGGTACTTTTAACAGTAGAAGTATGAAACATTGGCAACAAGATGAAACTATACAAATTATGGATAAAAGTCAAGATGTAAAACTTATATTAAAGAATGGAGACCAAGTAACAGTAACTGGAGAATGGTTCCAATATATATCTAGAATGGCTGGACATGTTTCATATAATCCTAAATACTAGGAGGAATAAATTATGGCTTCAACTGCTAAATTAGTAGACCATCGTTTGCAAATTATGTATAGATTACTAAATAATTTAGTAGTCAAGCAAGAACATAGAGCAAATTCAGACCCTAATGAACCTATATATGCAAAAGAATTTGAGGCATATATGGCTGCATTAGAACAAGCTGATACATTATATGATTATCGTGGTGTTATAACTGAAACTTTACTACGTTATCATAAACCAGATATAACAAATGTAGAAATTGCTAACATTTATAGTGATTTCAAGAACTTCTATAATATATTCTCATTTCAGGAACAGTTAAATTTAATGACTGAACTTAGAAAAGATAGATTATTATCATATATAGAAGGTAATACTTATTATAGAATGTTATTAGGTGTTCCACCTTTAGGGACACCACCTGAAGAATATGTGTATTATAAAGGAAATCCAGTCCATACAATGAGTTATGGGGAAATACTTAAACTTAAACGTAGCGGAGCATTAGATGTTCTTATACAAGATAATCCAGATGCTGAATATCTACTATACGTTGATAAAAGAATAAATCTTATAGAAGCACGTAGAGCTAGACAGTTTGAAGTATTATGGACACCTAAAACTGATGAGGCTAATGCTTATAGAGAAATGTATAATAAGGAAAGACGCGTATGGATGCAAACATATCATCAAACATATCTAACTGAAAGTACAGACTTTAATGAATCTATAGAACTTACTACTATAAAAATGAGAGCTATTATATATTATTTTATTAATATATACACAACTCCTCTAGGAAAGACATCTTTTACTAGAGAAGAATCTGAAGATTTATATAAGATGTATGGGCTTACATTTCCACAAAATATGCCAGACTCATATAGAAATGCTACTACGTATGTATTAAACTATCTTGTAATGTATAAAGGTACAAACTATGTATTAGAATATATTGCTAGAAAGATATTCTCAGGACTTAACCTGTATAAATACTTTATAAGAAAGAGAAGAAAACCAGGTGTAATTGAAACTCCTGGTATGAAATATGATGATTTATATGATGTTGAGTTTATACTTAAACCTTTTAGGGCTATAAATCCATATGATGATATATCAAATCAAAAAGAAAAGACTTATCTAACTGAAGATGAAAAGATGAGACGTAATTTTACTAATATAGAATACGAAGATCCATCGTATCATCAAAAAGAAGATAAAGAAATGATATTAACATACGATGAAGTTAAGAAACTAGACCCTAGATGGTCTGATAGTGAAGCGTTAAAGAAACGTGTATTTGAAGAACCATTCTCTTATATAGAATCTAAATATCTAGGTATTGATAACATATTAGATCTTAATAATGTTACAATAGGATTATCAGTAGTTCATAGATATTTCTTACATCATCGTGATATATTGAAAAATTATGAAGTAACTTATCAATCAAATGGTTATACATTCAATTTCTGGGATTTATGGGTATTTTATAATGCTATGATTACTTATAGCATGGGAAGATATCTACTAAAAGATTTTAAAGATGAAAGAATAGATCCTAGACCAGGTGATGTAGTTGACCGTGTTGATAAAATACTAGGATTTAATACTATAAAAACACATCCTACTATAAGGATGTATTGGCTTATTGTGATGGCACAATACCCATTTGAAACTAAACTGGAAGAATTTCCAGAAGCTGCAAATTCTGATACAGATTTCTTACAACTTATGATTAATACTGATAAGGCAGTTGGTCTTGCAAAATTTGTTGATTCTGTATTAACAAAGGCTAGAAACCATATTGAAGTTAATATGATACTTGAAGTTTATAGACATGTTCGTATAATGAGTAAAGAACCAGAAGCATATAACACAGTATCTACGTTAGAAGGTCAATCTTTTGTAGAATATTTAGAAAAATATGTTCCTGATTTATATGTATTTTATGAACAACTACAAGACCAGGGCCAAGATGCAATGTTACTAGAAATAGATAATTGTACACAGTTTATGATAAGTGTTATTCAACGTTTAGATGAAACTGAAGAGTTTGCTGATTTATTAGATGTTTTATATAATATTAATATGATGTATGGTGGTATTTCTAAATACTTACTATACATATTAAAACTATTTAAAGCATGGAGAGTAGAATTTATATCAGAAGGACTACTATTAAATTATAATGAAAATTATAATTATCAAGTCAATGTAGACCAAGTAACATATGATGTAAATATCACTCATCGTAATAGATGGAATGTCTCACAATATGACTGGATAGAACCAGCTGCTGAGACTGACCGTGAATTATGTGAAAAACAAAGAAGTCAAGATGCTCTATATATGGTTACAAGATATGGAGATATTAAAATTAGTTAAAGGAGTAAATATATGAACGATAAACCAATATTTACATATAACTTACCAGAAGATACCCTTAAAACATGGGATGGACATATGTATAAATTAGAACAAACTCCAGATGGTGAGTGGGTTGAAGTAGACCTTGGTGCTAATAAAGTATTATTAGGAGGTTTACAAAGATTATGTGGTGCGTTATATAATATACCACCTAAGGTAAGAGTAATTACTTTTGAAGAAGATCTTGTAAGAGGAGCAGTTGATGATTTTACTTCTGCTATAACTACAGATCCTAATGCAAAAGATCAAATTATGGGTTATAATGTATGTTATGATGGGTCTCAAGGAACTGACGTTATTGCTTATCCTAGACATAAGAAAGGATATAATTTTGATAATCTAATTCCTTTTAGACTTATTCCTGAAGGGGATAATGATTATGAAGTTTATTATCGTGATTATCTACATAGTAGAAAAATACTTATAGAAGATAGTAGCGGTAATGAACACCCTTATATAGCATACTATACTAAGAAAATAGATGTTGATTATGCTGTTATGACTGATGATGCGACTACTGTACCAGATAACCCAGATACAGAATTAGTTACAGACAAGGATGTTAGAGCAGTAGCTCAATTCTTAATAAATATAACTGATAAAGAGCTTGTGGAATGGTTCTCTATATTTAAGAAAGGTAAAATGGAATCAGCTGGTTTCAATGCACTTTGTACAATGATAGGAAAGCCATCTAAAATAAGACTTAATGGAAAAGAATTTGATACTATGAATGATACTGTAGTATTTAGTAGACTTAATCATATCTTAGTTCCACATGGAGTAGACGGAACAATTGCACTTAGATATAAGATGCTTCATATTTAAGGAGGTGAATTTCACCAATGCCAGATAATGAATTACAACAAATGATAGATCAAATGGTAGCCGAAAATAAAGAACGTTGGAAGAATGAATTCTTATCTATATATCCTACATATGAAAAAAGAGTAGCAGCAATTAAAGATATGCTTAAAGAATACAATGAAAACTGGAAGAAGCAATTTGAAAGTGGGAACTTTGTTAAAAATGAGTTCCCGCCTTCGTGGCTTAGTAGTGAGTCTAAATATAATTTAGATAAATTTAATAAAGAATGGCCTGATAAAATGAAGGCGGCTTCAAAAGTTAAACATATTCAATCTAGTAACTTCGATGTAAATGGATTTAGTGGTAATCCTGCTAAGAAATTTGATATCGAAGCTTGGAAAAAGGAATTAAAGCGTAATAAAAAATTAGGAACACATCCTGCTGATATATGGAATTATAAATTTAAAAAGGACTTGACTGGTTCTAAATGGAATAATCCATCTAAATATCTTCCGGGTAGAGATTTCCAATTTACTGCGTATGCTAATACGCCATCTGAAGTTATAGCTGAACAAATTAAAAAGAATTGGCTTATTGATACATTTAGTGGTAAAAATGAATGGAATAAGAACTTTGCTAAAGGTTTAACTAGTTTCTATAAAGATCTAACTAGAAATGAAAAGAATGCATGGAAGAAAGATATTCACGATGCTATAGAAAATACAAAAAGACGTGCTTTAGGTGCAGTAGATGACTTACTTGGACAATTAGATCCTAGGAAATACTTTGAAAACTTTAAAGAAAATATAGGTAATGCTATATCTAATAGTATTATGGATATACGTAACCAATCTATTAATCTTATAACTACACAAGTTAATGACGTCATTGACCATTGGCAAGGTGAAGCTTCTAAATGGATTAATGGTGCTAAAGCTGAAGTATTTAATGCTGCAAATAAAGTTGGTCAAGCTGTTATAAATAGAGCAAAAGAAACATTCGGACCAGCTGCAGAACGTATAGCATCTGTTATGCCGTCTGGTTTTGCTGGTATGATATCTCCAATTACATCAATGTTTAGTCATAACTTATCCAATCTAGCAAGTTCATTAAACCTTGGAGCTATATTCGGTGGATTTACATCACAAGGTATAGCCGATATTGCCATGGGAAGTTCTGCTCACGACAAGCATATAGCTAACAGAAAGTATAGATTACCAATGTATAAAACTTATACACCAGAGATGGACAAGGACTGGGATTTAAAGAATCCTTTAATGATGGGGGATGCTTTACGAGATGTTATTAAGATAATGGCAGAAGATAATGGATTTATTCTAGATAGAAATAAAGCTTTAATACTTAGTAGAGAATCTTTATTTATAAATAGGCCGTATCTTGAATCTGAAACTTCTGGATACTATCGTTCATTCGTTTTCTTTACAAGACCAAATTGTAACTTATTCAATAATGAAAGAATAATACCAGAACTTCAAGCACACCCGGACTTTTTTGCTAGAGTAGCATCAGACCCAGACCTCTATATGGAACTTTGTAGAGATGGAGCTCTTAAATCTGTATGTTGGCGTTTATTATCTAACTATTGTGTAGAAGTTCCAACTATAAGATTATCAGAATCATCTCGTGAAGGTATAAAGAATATGCATGGTAAATCTTCACCACTTCCAGGAAATCCTGAAATATATGACCAAGTTGATATATCTATAACATTTATGGATAATAATAGAGGAGATATATCTAAATTATTATATACTTTATCTATGTATAAAGACTTGGTTGGAAAACAAGAATGGCCAATGCGTAAAGAATATATAAAATATCGTGGATTAGATTACTTAATGACTATGTGGATTGTAGTTGTGAACGTTGACTGGGATGTAATATCATTAGGAGTTGCTAAAAACTTAATTATTAATGAACCAGTAACTCATTTTAACCAACATAAAATAGATGGATTTAATAAGAATGACTTACTAGAAAACTTTACAGCATCATTTAAAGCTACATCATATAAACCAGATGCACCAGAATTCTATGAAACATTTAATAAGTTATTCAATTTTAACCCTAATAATATAGTAGACATCAAGGGTTCTGATGGAATTACTCTTATGGGTAATAATAGACAGGCTCAAAACTACTCATTCGATGAGGGTAAAATAAAAAGAGAACAACTTATTAAAAATGATTTTACTCCAATAGGAGCATTTCCGTTGAAGGGAACATCTGAAATGGTTGCATTAAATCCTGGATTCTATAGATTAGCACCTTTAACAAAGGCAGTCATAGATGGTAAGAAAATTCCAGATAGACGTCCTAGAATAAAATTCGGGTTTAGTTGGTGATGCTTTATGAATAAATTACAAATTATAGAAGATAAAAATCGTAAGTGGAAACGTTTTAAGTATGCTAATATAGGTTGTATTAATGATAATGTAATGTATACGTTTGAAAAAGTGTATGAAATAGTTACCAAACACATTAAAAATGTAGTAATATCAGCTAACTCAAGATTTACAAATGAAAATCTTCCATCTGAATATGTAGAAACAGATCCTGCATCTGTAAGAATCAAAGATAGTCCACGTGAAATGCTTGATAATAGAATACTTCCACGTATTGTATTTAATCATAGTTTCGATCCATTAGCTAATTTACGTGTCGATATGCCAAATAACCAAGATTTTAATAGAGTTAATGCTGGATTACTTGACTGTATACTTGCAATTAAAGAGAAATCTATAGAAAATAAAGAATGTAAACCATATTATTATATGAGAGATGTTGATTTAGTTCTTATAGGTTCTCCTAGATATACAATGCATACAATATATGCATCTGTACTTGTAAATGAAAGAATACAAGCACAGGAGTTAGCACAACAGTTTACTTATATGTTTCCAATGAATAAAGTTAAGCCTTTATATATGAGTGAGGAAACTATTACTCTTGGTAGTCAACCAGATATAAGAAAATATACGTTAGAAACTTCACTTCCAGATAATTTACTAAAGTTACTTAAAACTACATTTGGAATATCAGATACTGGAACAACAGGAGACTTACAGTTACTTAAAATATTACAAAAACATTCTAGAGAAGAAGTTGACTATATAATTGACGGTTCTAATAGAAAGCGTGCATTTGCTGTTAAATTTCCATTTATACCTACTATAACTCCAGTTAGTATAGATCTTGGTGAACGTGAAATAAATAATGTTATGACTTATGGTGTTAAAATGGAATTCCAAGTAGATTATATAGAATATCCAGTATACTCTTTATCTGCTTCTTTTAGTAAACTCAATACAGAATCTTATAAAAATGCTGAAACTAAGGAGTACAATGAAGGAATGATGGCTAAAGTCGAGGTTCCAGTAGCAGTATTTACTGAAACACTGTGTGATCTTACTATAATAGATAAAATGAAAGTTACATATGGTAAAGAAGATATATTTGGAGAAGAAGGCCATAAATATGGAGAACTTAATATTTTAGATTTAATTCCAGATGAAAAAGTATTCAATTATATAAGAAATATGAGAGTCTGTCTTGACCCAAATGAATATAATAAATATTTCATGATAGAATGTCAACGTGGAGAACGTAATAGATATAAGGGTGATATCCCAACTGTAGGAAACGAAAAGGATTTTATTATAGATTATGACGAGTTTGTTATCAATGATGCTAAGGCAAAAGAGGGTAACAAGGTCTATGTCGCAATTTATGTAAATAAAAAACATTTTACAGATTGGTGTGAAAAGAATGGATATTCTAGTCAAACCAATCTCTCAGCGTACAATTAGGAGGAAATATATGTCTTTTTATAAATTTGAAAACTCAATACCTAATATAGATGTGTTAGTGGATATAATTGGTAGACATGAAGGTTTTAGAGAGAAAAAGTATAAAGATACTAAAGGAATCTGGACTATAGGGTACGGATTTAATATGGAATCTAAAACATTCCCTGATGAATTAGTTAAAAAATGGGAAAAGAATGGAATTACTAAAGCCGAAGCTGATACAATCTTAAAGGAACATATAGAATCTATAATTAAAGCACTTAGAAAAATGCAACCATGGGTATTTCAATTAAGTACAGCTAGACAAGCTGCAATTATAGATTTAACATTTAATATGGGTCCTGGATGGTTTAGTATGTTTTCTAATACAATATTATTAATAAAATCTAGTAGATTTAAATCTGCTGGAACAGCTTTATTAAACTCTAGGTACGCAAAACAAGTCGGACTTAGAGCAAGAGAAAATGCATATGCTCTAGTAAATGACACTTATCCTGTACCATTTACAGAACATAGCATAACAGTATAGGAGGATTCCTATGAATGATAAAATTAAAGATAGACGTCGTTTTAGAACGATGTTGAACTCTGAAGATAAAAGAGAAATGAACGAGTTGATTGTAAACGAACTCGCTAGAAATGGTATTAAAGCCGATGAAATACCATTAATGAGCCCTGCTAGTATGATATTAGCAGGGTTTAATACTTTATTTGACTCTGTAAGTTCTGCTATACAATATGTAGCTAGAGAGTCAAACCTTATACATGCAGAATACCCGTCTTCATTATTTAACCAGTTAGCACAACATACAAATGAAGTTGTAATAGCTAGACCATCGAGAATATGGTTATTTGTTCGTATTCCAGTTGAAGATATTAAAAGATACGGTAAGCATGTACAAGATAATACATGGCAAATTGAATTTGATGATATAAATAACTGTATAATAGATGGGCTTACATTTATGCCAGTTATTCCAAAATTTTATGTAAGAGTTACTTTCTTACCAGAAAGAAAATTATATCGTGTATTTTATGATTATCAAGGTAAAAAGATAAATGTGTTAGTACAAAATATATTTATTAATGGTCAAGAAACTCTTGGATTTAAAGCAGAATTTAAGCAAGTTACTATAGAAAAATTCACAAAGCAATTTGATGATGAACAACTTGCTAAATTCTTAATAACTACTGAATATCCAATATCAGATTTTGATATTTATTATAGAGCAAATAGTGCTGCACAACCTGTAAAGATTAATAAAAGATTATTCTATACTCGTGGAAGCGGTGACTATATGGAGTATAAGATTCTAGGTAATAATAGTATAGCACTTATTCATAAGTATGTACAAGGTGGATTTAAACCAGCTAGAGGTTCGTTCTTAGAAATAGTATGTTATACAACTACTGGACGTGATGTTGAATATAAATTGGCTGCAGTTAGAGAGAAATTTACCCAAGCTACAGCTAGAGTAGAGTATGAACCAGTTGGTAAACGTGTTTATAAGAGTTCTGGTGGAAGTCTTGCTGAGACATCTGTTGAATACTTACGTAATAAAGTTATTCAACTTCGTGGGGCTAGACGTAGAATAGATACGGAAAGTGACCTTGGAACATTTTTACTTAACTATGATGGAGAGTCTACTTTCCATCCAAGACTTACCCATAATGATATAGCATCTCGTATATTTAGTATTTATACAGTATTATCATTTGGTAATTCACTAAATGGTATTAAGCGTGTATTCACTATTCCTACAAATACTGGTAACGTTCGTGCTAAATATGATGATATGAGACATAAGGTTATAGATGGATTTGATTATTATAGTTTTAACTATAATAATATAATAAAATCTACACAATCTCGTCGTTCTGATAACTTTGTATTAGATAAAACTATTAAACCTGGTAAAGAACCAACAGTTCCAGAAAAACTAGACCCTAAAGATCCTTTAAATAACTTATATACATACTATTATGTAGCGCCATTTGTTATAGATTATGATAAATATAATAATATGGCTCGTGTATATATGGGTGCTCAATACGATGAAACTTATCTTACATTCCAAACATTTGAGGAATTTAATCCAAGTATTCCTGTAAGATTTGTTAATACATCAGTTAGAGTAAACGACCATTTAGTATTTGACAGAACTAAAACATCTCAACACTTTAGTTTAAATAGTGAAGTGAGATTTGAATCTAGTAATTGGAAGTTTGACCACGGTAAAACATTCCAAGCATATATAGAATTACAAGCACAAGATAAAACTATTCATAGAATTCCATGCCATACTGCAACAGATATGGGTAATAATATATGGGATCTTGAATTTAAATTAAAAACTGATAAGTATGTATTTAATAAATGGTGTGAATTTAGTTGGGTAGATGACGATACTGCTCATACTGTTAAAACTGCATCGTTTAATATAAGACATAAAGTAAAAGTTATATGTATGATTAAAGAAGAAGCTGATCCTGTTTCGTCTTATAAATCTGTATCAGAATTCCAAGGAGAAATAGAATTCTTTAAAGATGTAACTAAAGATATGTTTACTCAAACAGATCAACATACTCAAGACGGGGTAATGTTTATGAGTTTACCTTTAGTTAAATCTGATTTCTATATCAAATCTGGAAACCAAAAGCAAATAACTGAAGAGGTTAAAAAGATTGTTACATTCTTAGATCATGCCGTGTATGATTTACTCGATGAATATAGTAGTAGATCAAATGATGTCCATGATATACAAGAAACTAACCTAAGAGTTGCTATTAAGTTTGCTAAAACTTATGGATTAAGTAAGTTCTTAGATGTTGGTGAAGTTAATAAGATACTTGTACATAATCTACAGATGAGACCTAAACTACTTATACGTAAACTCGACCCTGATTTTGATGAAGCTGCAATTGCATCTGAATTAAATCAATCTCTAATAAAACACGACTATTACATGGAAGATTTACATATGTCTTCACTTGTATACTCTGTATTGGATAAGGCGGGAGACGCTGTATCACGTATACAATTTATCAACTTTGATAATTATCCTGATAACTATCATATGATAATGCGTAATGACCAGACTCCTGATAACTTAGACCCACCAGAAGTAGTTTCATTAGAACCTGTTTACGATGAAGTGTCTGATACATATAAATTTAATATTAAATTTACATATATTTAAAATAAAAGGAGGAAACATTTATGATGAAAGCCATATTTATAGATAACTATAAAGCACATGCTGTTATAGAATCTAGAATAGAATCTTTCGCAGATTGGGAAATACATGGTAGACTTGGTGACGGGATAATATCTCCTGTTACTGTTATTAAAAGTCCAGATGATAGATCTGTACTATTAACATATGATAGAAACTCAGAATCTACTAATGTTAAAAATGCTATGGAATCTCAATTTGATGATGAAAGAGCTGGTTTATGGTTTGGTGATATGCTTAATAAAGATAACCTTGAAGTGTTTAAAGACATGGGTGGGGGAACTGTATTATACGCTGACCAAGCTAAAGGATCTGCTAAAACTATGGATTTATTCTTACAAAAGATGCATTCATTAGGAAAATTAGACCATGCTTCATTAGATGCATTAAAACCAATGCTTACTACAGAGCAATATAATTCATATGAAAGTATAATACCCACATATGACGATATAGAAAGAAGAAAAGCAGAAGCTAAAGCAAATAGCGAGTTTGCTACATCTGTATATACTGTAGATGAAAATGGTAATGAATTACCAACTGATAAAATAGCGACTGAAGATGTTGAACCAGAAGCTACTGAATATAATGGAGAAGATGCATTTAATAATGGTTTAAATGCTGAATCTGGTGTAGACCCTGAAGTAGTAGACTTTAATCCAGAAATATTAGGAGAAGATACACCATCTGAAGTACCAGAAACTCCAGTTGATAATGAAAATCCTGAAGTATTATCTGGGGATGAAGAAAACTTAGATGATATTGAACCTGGTGATGAATATAACTTACAACCTGAAGGGTTAAGAGAAGGATTTGATGGAGAAAATGCTGAACTTCCAGATGATGTACCAGAAATAAATCCTAACTTTGAAAAAACATCAAACGATGAAATGAATGAATACAATACTACTGAAGAACCAGTAGAAGAACCTAAAATCGCAGTTACAGAAGTTAATGGAACCGCAGTTTTAGAACCAAAATATCAAAATATACTAGATGGAATTAATACATATTTAGAAAAATATGATATGACCATAGATCAATTCATGGAATCTGTATTTAAATTAAAATTCTTATTAAATCAAATAGCTGGTGGAAAGGTTCCAGAAGAAACTACTTCAGCTGATGTAGTACAAGAACCTGAAAATTTAGATGAAAGTACTGATACTGCTGCAAATGTTACAACTGAAAACCCAGAAGAACTTGCTGGAAGTGAGATGAATGGAGCTACTTCAAATCCAGTCCAAAGTTTATTAACTGCGGTTGCTGATGAGATGAATAATCCAGAAAATCAAATTGAAGAAGTAGTAGCACCAGTTGATAATACAGATAATGTAGAAAATACAGATGAAGTAGAAAATGCAGACAGTCAAGTTGCTGAAACTATAACTACTGAATCTATTAATCCTGAAACTGATTTAATTAATCAAATGATGAAAATAAGTAGCAATGATACAGAATTCTTTAATAATATGATTCAATATAAGGAAAGACTTTCAAATGAAACTATAAATGAATTAGTTTCTACAAAGATGTATGATAAAATACTTACAGGAATGACTGTATATAATATGATTAATATTCGTGAAGAAAGAGCAAGAAAGTTAGGTCTAGTATAATTACATATAATAAGGTAGAATATACAAACAGTATATTATAATAAAATTTAGGAGGAAACAAAAATGGAAGAAAAGAAAGAAGTATGGATCACATCGGTGAATACAACAGACGTGCAATCTGGCGATAAGCACAGAGTTGCAATGTATATGAAAGGTTTTGATGTAGTAATGCACTTTGATAGACTTGAAGAAGTCCAAGGTAAAAAGACTTATGTTAATAAAACAATGTTACATATCAATAACTTAAATAACTCTGGTTTTGAAAACTTTTTTGGTATTTGTGTAGCTAAAATTGGAGCTGCTAGATACGATGATCAAGAAACTAGATATTCAGAAGCTGTTAAAATACATTTTGATGGAGCAAATGATTGTAAAGTAATTAGATTTACTTATTCTATAGCACCAGGTCAAAAATCTGATTATAAAAGAGCTAGACTTGCTAGTTTAAAGATTTATCAATTTGCAAATTATCAAGAAGCAAAACCATTTATGGTAAGACAACCAAATGGTTCTTATGACCAACTTCCAGAAACTAATTGTGTTTATACATTAAATCTTAGATTAATGCCTAGCATAAATACAACTGGTAATGGAGGAAGAAACTTATCTGAAGGAGAAGGTTTCTTACAAAGCGTACATACAATGCTAAATAATATCCAATCTGCAATTATGTATACAAGAGTTATTAACCATATAACATCAGAAGATAGTGCTTATGCTGCACAAAATCAAGCTTATCATACAGCTGTTAATAATGTTGCCCAATCTGCACCACAAACTGCAGAAGCAACTGGAACAAACATTAACCATGCAGCTGAAGATAATTTAGATGAATATCCGTACTAGGAGGAATTAGATGGCGGGATTATTTGGAGGAAGCTCTCCAGAACTTGTAAAGAAATGGAACCTGTCTTCATTTGTAGCTGAAGATAGTCCAAGAATACAAACTGGTACAAGTATTGCATCTGGTCTACCTGAAATTAAGTTATCTGATCTTAATAAGAATATTAAACAGATAAACCTTAATATGAGTAAGCTAAGTATGGAATATGATAAACTATTTAGAAAATTTGGTTTTAAGTCTGCAGATTTAAAGAAGTATATTAAAGTACTTCTAGAAAGAGATGATATTGGGGAGACACTATCAGCACTTGAAAATTCAGACATAAATATACTTATAAACCAAATGAGAATAATAGAAAATAAATCTAAACTGGAATCTGAAAGATTTAAACAGATTAGAGATGAAAAGAAACTACAACTTGATATACTTAAAGCTAGTGGAGCTGCAGTTGATAATTCTGGTACACAAGTAAATGTACAACAAAACAGTCCAATTGCAGTTGCATCTATGGCTGGTAGAAATATTGCTCCTGGAACTATTGATTTAGGAGCTATTTCTAACGTTCCAGTTATAGAACATCAAAGTACTACAGCTAATATACAAGTTCCTACAGAAACTCCGAAGGAAAAGGAAACTGTAGAAGCTGTAAGTAGTGAGCCTATCCCAGCTAACTTTGTGTCTAATAACTTACAATATGAAGCAAATAAATTAGACAAGGGAGCTGATGGCTCAAACCCCACTAGTCCAGCTAAGTCTACGCTAGACGTTATGAAGAGTATTGTAGTTGCATCAGATAACTTTGATGGAAGTACAACTATGGCAGACGTTCATAAGAATTCTGTAGATATTATGATGGAACGTATGAAAAATAAAGATAGTATGTTATCTCATAATACAAATCTATTAGGTCATAATCTTAATACTAGCTTAGCTGGTTTAAAAATGAAAAAGACTCCACATACTCGTATTTTATATGTAAATGTGGATGATGGAACATTTTATGAAAAAGGTTTCTATTTAAATCAAGATGGAAGTATCGGGCCAGAACTTCCACCTGATAACTTTATACCAAGATCAGTTACTCATTTAGGTGAACTAGAATTTGATACTGTTAATCGTGAAGTTACAACTTATTATGAAGATACTGCTATTCCATATAGACTAGTAACAACATCATCTGGAATGGGAGAGTTCTATAATAATGAATGGAATGATAACAAGACAAATAAATACAGAATACCTGAAGATGTACTAGTGGTTTTGAGAGCTCAAGCAAATGCATAAAATACGGGGGCGAAAGCTCCCGTTTATGTACCGCTAAATATTTGGAGGATAAAAGATGGTGAATCAACTTAATAATTTTATTAATAACTTGAATAACACAGCATTAACAGCTTCTGAGGATATACTTAGATATATAAATATACCTAATATTCGAGATGATGAGAAACTTGCGAATTATATGACAATGTTAAAAGGGTTTAAAGAGATGGTAACTAATCAATTTAACATATTATATCAGAATAGTCAATCTTCACAATATTCTGATATATCTTATGACTTATGTTCTAGTACATTTCTTAAGCTACTAACATTTATGTTTGGTCATGGTGGTATCTTATATCATCGTATATTTAATAATCATACTGAATTTGCATACCCGAAATCAGAAATCGAGGAATATGGAGCTACAAATTTAATAATATTATGGAGAGATTTATTTACATTTAAATGGAACACTTATACAAAAAATGATGATGCGTATCGTTCTTTTATTGATATTCAATTTATATTGGATAATACTTACCAGGCGTTATTAACTGCTGTAAATAGTGCAGATGTAGATAGATTAGACGTATATAATCAATCTATGTATAGTGTGAGGGGAAATGTGTTAAATATGTTCGTATCTAATTTTAATCAGAATGTACTAAGTAGTTTTATTAATCAAGATGACTATTATACTATATATAATGAACTAGATAATACTGATTTAATCGGGATGCTTACAGATTATGCTATACATAAATCATTTATTAATTATGAAACATCAATACCATTTATTTATTCTATTGTAATAAATGAAACTTATATTCATTATATTATTAGAGATTATTTATATTATAATATAGTCGGGTTATTTGAATTATTATTTACAACAGTAGATAATTACCAATATATAGAAACATCAATTATAGCACAAGGAATTCGTATGATTATTGATAAAATAGGAGGTATTTAGATGAAATCAGTAGAACTTATTAATAACCTTATAAAATATATCATTGATAATTCTAAACTTCCAGATTATAGTGATATTGATACTATTACTAGACATATGAATTATGATTTGATAGATATAGAATTTGATGATAATGAACTATGGGATGCAATTGGTACACTATGTAATACATTAATTGCTAAAAAGATACCTGTATTTACTAACTATAAGTTCCATAGAATGTTTTCATATATTAGTTTATATAATAAAACTGACGAAAGAATCCAGGACCCATTTATATCTATAATCAATAATGAATTATATAATGTTGCTAGATACATAGAAGATGTATCAAAGTTAATTAATGATGAATTTGATAAGTATTCTTCGTCAATATCAGACTGCGATGAAACTTACTTATATAATCATTTTCCTAATGCATTTAAATACATAACTTGGGAAGAAATAACTAATGATTATGTCTCACTAGTCTATACAGATATCTATAAATCATCGGTTCATATATTTGATTTATTAACAGAATTACACACACTTTCTTCTACTTTATACAATATATTTTCACAAGATATTTTTAGACAAATAGCTGTCAATATAATTAATGTGATTTTATATGATAAAGTACCTGTATTGTCTATTTAAACGCGTTTATAAGGCATTTTAAGACGTTTTAACTTATATTGTGATTAATTTATCCAACGTTTGTTAAAACGTTAAATTATGCCGTTTAAATGGATATAAATTGGTATTAAAAAGTAGAAAGGAATGATCAAAATATGTATGATAATAAGATTGGAAATATTAATGATTACTTTGGCGATGTTAAATATATGCTCGCCATGGTACGGAGTAGAAGATATCATTATGACTTAGAATTAGCTTCTAAAATATATAATTCTATACTACAATCTTTGATTGGTATATTAGAATATATTGAAAAAACTAATCCAAATGAATTATATATAGTTAGAAATGAAATGGATAATTTAGATATAGTATTAGATATATTAGAGCTTATCGTAGCTAGTCCAATACAAAATGTATTAGTATACGATAAGTTAGGAATGGTACAAAATGTAACAAAATTAATTGCAAATATAGATAAAATAAATCCAGAAGAAAAGCAATATATTGATTCTAGATTAAATACATTATATAATTGGAAATTATGGGATAATAAATTGAAAAGAGATTTCTGTGTGTTATTTATAGCAAGTGTATATATGAGTGAAGATTTAAACTGTTATGATGCATATATATTGATTTATAATGCAACATTAGATAAAATATTTAAAGATTTCTATATAGATATACCAGCTATGAATATTAGAGAAATGCGTGGAAATTTTAATGCTGAAAATATTATAAATGAAATATGGTTTTTAGCAAGTCAACACCAATGGAACCCTAGAAATCCTAAAAATCATAAGAAATTCTATGAATTTGGTGCATTTGACTTATGGAATAACTACCAAGCTCATTTAATGGATTTTTATGATGGTTTAGCTAGTGTAGCTATGGAAATTATAGATGAAGTAATGCGAATGATTGGACCTACTATTAGTAATATTTTAATAGCATATATTAAAATAAAGATGGCATTATTTGAAGATTATGTGTATAGTGAATATGGAGCAAATCCATCCCTAGGTGAAATAGAAATTAGAACAGTGTGAAGGTGATATGATGAATAATTATGGATATGCTAGCAATTTTATAATGGGGCAGGTTAAAAGATTAAATTCATATAACTATAAATATGACGATAGTTTATACAATTTAATAAATAGAGACCCAGAATATGTTATAAAAACTTTAGTTTATACTGCAACTGGATATTTTGGACCACAAGCAAAATATGAAGCTATTATGTGTATGTTGGATGGGCCTAGATTCTTTCCAAGTCATATTTATATTCCAGTTCGTAAAGCAATTAGTGACAATTTTATGTATATTGTAGATAATGATTTCTATAATATATTTTGTAATAATTTAAATAATATAATTCATCCTGGAGTAGATGATGTAGATAGAATGCTAGCTAATATGAATTTTGATAATTCTTATAATGCATATGATGCGACTGCACTTGAAACTACTAAGTTTATTCTAGGATTTTTACGTAGTATTCACTACGATTTAATGCAAATATACACATCGAAATTTATAATAGATGATGATATTTTGATAAATTATATATTTGAAGATCTATATTATGAAACTTCTGATGTTACGTTACAAGAACATCAATTAGACCCAATACAATATATAGAATTTAGTACAATATTAATAAATGTTGTAACTAGTGATGACCCGGACGTTCATAGATGTATAGAAGCTGCTATTCAAAACCATTTGGGTGCTATATATGAAAAACATTCGGGTATATCATTCTATAATGAACCATTCCGTAATTTAATTGAGTATAAAGTATTCCAATTTATGATAGATTTAATATATGATTTATTTGAAAATGTAATGGAATATCTTATGATAACACCAAATTTACAAGAAATTCCGATGGTATATTTTGAACAACATAAACTTAATGTTGGAAAAGCATTAAGAATTTTAACATTACCAATAACTGAAACAGGAGTGTACCATGTTATGTAGAAGTTTATTTCCTACTGGATATAATCTAGTAGATCATGACCCAGATTTATTTTTACTACACTGTCATTATTATAAACAGATAGATACACTATTTGTATTATATAAACGTTACAGTAATGGTGAAAAGATATTAAGAAAGATTAAAAATCCAAAAGTTCCAGTGTTTGTATCTAGTAGACATAGAGATAAACATCAAGAGTTTATTCAAATAAATGAAACTCGTAGATATATGGTATCATATGCTAATAAAGAAGCTGAAATGATACCTAACTTATTTCAAGCTAAGATAATAAGATATCAGGATAAGTATACAAGACAATGGGTAGAGAAAGTTATATACCCAAATGTAGAACCAGGTGCAGTTTCTCTGCACCCTGATGTCTTTTTCTTTGATTATCCTATCGAACACGTCGTATATTTAGAATATACCTTGTCTAGATATGAACAGCAAGGAACTGAACTATTTGAAAACGTTCCAATTCCAGAATTGAATGTCTGCGCATTCGATATAGAAACCCACCGAGACGAGTACGGTGATTGGAACATTAATACTAATACTTTTGTAAATCCTAAAGAACATAAAGCTTATATAGATATAGTAAAGCATCCAGAATTTAATAGATACGATGAGTTAGTTAATAATAAAGAGCAATATTATAAAGATGTTAAAGATACATTATATGAAATGATAGATAATTGCAGTTTATCTGGAAAATCTAAAGACTTCGTTCAAAAGTTAGCTAGAGAATTTGTAGATAAGCTTACTATAGAATTAAATGCATTTGATAATGAAGCTGAGATGATTAAAGCTACTTGTAAACGTATGTTTACAGATAATCAACCAGATATATTAACAGCGTTTAATGCACCATTCGACGTTGGAACTTTCCAAGATAGAATTAATGCATTAGGTTTACCAGCTGGAACATTTAACCAACACGGGATTGGATATGATGACGTAGCTCCACCATTTGATGTACAGTCTAGAGTCGAAAGTGACCCAGAACGCTCATTTCGTGGAGATGACTATAATCCTACTAAGCGTGTAGTATATATGAATAATATCTCACATACAATGATAGCTGATAGTCAGACTACATTTTTCAGTAACCGTTCTACTCAAACATTTAGTAACTATAAACTTGATACAGTTGCTCAAATTATATTAGGGTTTGGTAAATATGATTATACACATATTACTACATCAATTCTTAATCTAGCTAGAGCAGACTTCTATTATCACAGTATATATGCGATAATTGACTCTATTTTACTAGCAATGTTGGATTTAGTAACTGGTGACTTTGAATCAAAGCTTATTTATTGTATGAGTTGTAAGGTTAATATAGAAGAATCACCTCGTAATAACTCAGCTATTACACGTGGAATATTTGCAGATTGTGTAATTAGAGGTGATATTCCTGGTAATAATATTAATAAAATATGTTTCCAAAAAACTAATGAAGAACTTCAAAAGTTAGAAAAGCTTCTTAATTTAGATTATTTATGTAAAACGAAATATGCGGTAACACATAAAGGTAACTATGGTGGAGGAATCGTTCTTAAACCTGGACTTTATAATTATGATTTTACTCCTTATATAGAACAGTATGGAATTCTTAGTGGTGAAGCTAATGTACAAAACTTTAGAAGAGTACTATATGCAATATATCTAGATTTTAAATCTCATTACCCAACTCAAACTGTTGTATGTAACTTGTCTAAAGATACATTACTTGGTAATATTAGTAAGATTATTGATAGTGATGGTAATACTCTTATGCAAGCAGACAGGGACGCTCCATCATTTAATGATTTTATTCATAAACATCTGGGTTCTGTTAACTTAGCAACATTATCTAGAGATACTATATCATTTGGTTCGATGTGTTGTAATTTACCATCAATAAATGATCTTATACAAACTGTAGTAAAGTTTGATAGTGAACCTAAATTTACAAAAGTAGAACCATTTGTAATGGAACTTCCTAAATGCACACCAAAGCAATCTCGTATGATTTCGGTATTATCTTCTATTAATACTTATAATTATAAGAATCATATAGGGTCACAATCCGACAAAGACAGTGAAGATGAAGATGATATTATAAATGTGGATACTAAATATTTTTATTTAACTAATGGAGAATTATCATTTAATGGTACATATGTTAAATATGAATATCCAAATTATGATATTTATAATATGCTTACTGGAAACGATAGTACTATGGAATATTATGGTGTAATGAATAAAGGAATTATTACTATTAATAATGGTAAATTGAATCCTATTAGAAATAAACCATTCGATTTATCTGATTGTGAAATGCACAATATAGAAGAAGTCGATTGGGAAGATATGTATGAAAATGATGTATCTACTATAAGAAGTACGATATTTGGAGGAATAACTACTTATATAAATAAATACTGTTTCTATTTTCCTTGGAATGTATATAAGAAACAGTTAATTCAAAAAGGATTGAACCAAAAAATATTAGTAAGCACGCCTTCTTATAAGATTAAGAAATTCAAGGATACTGCAGTAATAGGTCTTTATTATTCTATTCTTGGAGAAGATGATTTAATAATCAATATAGAACAACAGATGCAAGTTGTTCTAGTTGATTAAAAACAAGTGATTTGTACATCTTAAACACCCTTCGGGGTGTTTTTTTGTTAATTTCGTAAAGGAGGAATAATAATGGCTGATGATAAATTAAATACGTTTAAAATGGCTAACGATTTAGCTATGCCAGAAGTAGTTCAGGCTATAAAAGATAATGAAGATGCAACAACTAAGAAAAAAGAAAAGTCTTCTTTAGAGAAAATAGTTGATAAGAATAAGAAAAAGATAGAAGAAATACATGCAGATGTAACACAACAACGTGAGGAAATCTTAAAATTATCTTCTGGTATAATGAACCAGTTAGATCCTCAAAATCTTATAATAAATGACGTATCATCTGGAGTTAAGTTATCTAGCTCTATAATGAGTATATCAGGTGATACTAAAAAGAACCAGGCTATAGACAGAACTATTAATGAAGCTGTTGCTTATAAGAGTAGTAAAATAAGTTTATTTAATACTACTGGTTTATATTATAAAATGCAACAAGCAAATTACAACCAATTCTTATTAGAAAATCTACCAGTATTAGAACAGTCTATAGAATTATTTATAGATGATGTAAATAATGGATCTTTTAGAGGAAATGACTTTGAAAAAGATTCTAAATTTAAATTCTATAAAAAAGGTATCGAAGTAACTGATAATTCTGAAAGAGAAAAACTTATAGAGTTATTAGTTCCTTCTGATTATAGTAATATAGCAATTGATGAAAAATCTTTCTTTGATATTGATAATCAGTCAGATAAAACTGCATGGGGGCAAGGATACTCATTAACTCATGTAATTTCGAACCAAGATGTAGCAAAAGAACTTTATGTAAAATATATACTGAAGAAAAAGAAAGCTCAAGATTTGAAAAATAAGAAAATTGAAAGAAAAATGATTATGAATGCTAGTGAGAGTTTCTTTTCTAATGAAGAATTTAGAAAGATATTAAAGAATAATCGTATTAAATACAATTATACAAAGGGTAACTGGTATATTATAGATAATCCAGATAAAAAACGTATAGATAAAGCTCTTAAAGAATCAATGGAAGGTCTTACTACTAATGATTATCGTATATTAGATTATTATGTAGAAGACGGTATATATAAACAATGGACACCACATATGGATACAGAATTAAAATCTGCAGATGAAAGTTTCTTAGATTTCGTATCTAGATGGAATAATAATGAAATTAATAGTGTATATGTAACTGATACTGAAAATGGTAAGGCTAAATTCTTTAACTTAGTAGGCAACGGAATACCTTTCTCTGCAATGGCTAATGTTGTTGATGAAATTAATGAAATATTTAAAACTGAAAAAGAAGAAGTATTACTAGAATCTGTGTCTGATAATGTATTAAATTCTATAGAATCTCATAACTTCTCATTTGAAGATATCTATAATTCACCTATAGATAGATGTAGTAATGGTGTTTTAAAGAATGCATTTGAATCTATTATTAATGATTTTAATTATGAGATTGCAATGGAAGACGTTATCACTGTTGATTCTAGACCACCTTTAGCTCCACAAGAATTAAATGGTAGTGACCCTACACAAGCTACTATAGTTTCTGATAAAAAGAATCCAGAAACTGGTGTTAATAAGGAAGTTGAAGAAAAGATTAAAGAAACTAATAGAACTTATAGTAAGCTTGATAGAATGTTTAGTTCTATTAAAGGTGAATCAATTGAATATCTTGAAAATAATAGATTAGTTCCAGTTATAACAGGTAATAGACTTATAGGTACATTCTATAATGAATATACACACCAGGATATACAACATTACATAGGTCTTAGAAGTTTTATAGGAAATCCACAATCATTCCAACAAAATGGAGAACTTGTAGATATATTAGAAGATCAACAAGAAGAAACAGTTGGACGTATGATATTTGGAGATGTGGTTAAACCTATACTTGAAAAAAATATAGATATTAAATTCTTAAAGAATAATGAAGAATTATTATATACTTTAAAGAAACTTATTGAAGAAAATGAAGTTTCTAATAGTATGAGTATCAATGAACTTGCTCAAAATAATATGTATAATTTATCACGTATTATATATATTCCAGCTAAAGATTTAATATTTAAACGTAATGGAATATCTGGACTAGGAAAATCTAAGCTAGACCAAGCATCTGTTCCAGCAACTGCTGCTATATTAGCAAATGAGTGTCAACTTGCATGGTATATAACTGCATCTGGAGGTTATTCTGTTGTTAGAATAGCTAAAGGACTTAATGATAATAAATCTGAATATATGCAAGGAAGCTTAATGGATAGATTCTATAGTCTTGGTATGGATAGAATTAAACTTCGTGATGTTAGTAAAAATAACTTTGAGCTTGGACATAAGTTCATAGTAATAGAATCAGAAGCTGATCAAGTAATGCCATTAGAACTTAATCCTATTAATCCACCTGAATTTTCTGTTCCACCTGAAGTTATCAGACAATGGATAGAACAAGCAGGAGATATAGTTGGATATAACCCAGCAGTATTCTCATCACAAGATGGTCAAGTAGAACTTGCTACAAAACTACATGAGATAAATAACAGTAAAATGATTCAAATTCAAAAGTTTAGAGAATTTAAGACTCGTCCATCATCTCAACTTGCTACAATGCTAGTAAGACTTCGTGGTGGAGAAACATATAAAGATTATACAGTAGAATGGATACCACCATCAATAGAAAAACCAAATCAAATAAGTCAAGCTAATGCAATTAAAGATAAAACTGATGCATTCTTAGCATATTTAGATCTTATGGATAAACTTCATGAAAAAGATAAGAACTGGGATCAAGATGTTCAACGTGCATTTAAAGATTTACTTCTTAAGAAAGTTGCTGGTGATGATAGTATTATAGCTGGATTTGATGATATGCTTGAAGAAGCTGTTTCTATTGCAAATGTACAAGCTGCTAAAACTGCTAGAGAAACTTCATCTGGAACAAAGAAAAAAGCTAAGAAAAAAGAAGAAGATGAAGAAGATACAGGAGATGAGGAATAATGTCTAAAGCTAAAAAGTTCGCAAAATTCATAACAGTATTATCATTAATAGCTTTATTATTTGGATTAGCTATTATTATACCAAAAGTAACTAGAAAGCAATATAGAACCGTTATTTCTAATTTTATGGATGAAGATGATGTGGAAAATGCTATTCATGTATTTTATACGGTAAGAGATAATCTTAATATAAATGGTAAAGTTACTGCAAAGATTAAGAAAAGAACGGATATCTCACTTATATCTGAATATATAGGAGAGAAAAATCTTATGGATCAAAGATATACAGTGTATAGATATCTAGTACAAGTTGACGTGAATGATAATATTATAGTAGATGAAAAGCAATTCCAGTCAATTAAAATAGGAGATAATATCAAATTTCAAAGAGATGATGATAGAGAAATACTGTATATAAATGACGTTTTGTATTCTAATGAAAAAGAATAACAAAAAATAATGTGAAGAGTTCTTTATACACTGCTCTTCAAAAGTGTTTAAGTAGCACTTAGCTTACTTTAGTCTCAGATAGATGATAGTAGTACAAGTTTTTCTGAGTTTGAGTTATCATTTTGTCTAGATATCTTAAAACATCAATATCATCAACAGTGATATCAAACTCAGATTTAACTTTACCATATATCTCTTTAAGATAACATAAAGTATTAACTTCATGCTGGTAAAGATCTTTTGTTTGATTAAGATCTTTTTGTATAAAATTACTAACTATATTTTGGTAGTAATCAATTGATCTTAGCATCACAACACCTCCTAGGATATATGAAGTTTTAATATTATAATCGGAATATAATATTACATATATCTATCTTAGTATATGTAATCGTTAGATAATTATCTAACGATTCCTTCGTATATTCTTGGAAACTTAAATAATTTACCCCATTTAGGCTAAAAACCTAGATGGGGTAGGCTATTTATGTACCGTTTTAATATCCTCGATTTCGAACAATTACCTGTCAAAACAATAATTATTTTAAGTAAAGAGAGGTGATAAGTGTGGCTAAAGATGATAATAAAGAGTATCAACGTGAATTAAAAGCTTATAATGCTCAAGTAAATAAAGCAGAAGCTAAGGAGTCTGAAGGAAGACATCTTACAAATGAACAAAAGAAAAATAAAGCAGAGTTACAAAAGCTTTTAAAAACCAGAACTAAACTATACGATATTAATGAATCCAAAGATAGACAATTTCAAGCACAAAAGATGCAAGAATATAGTCAATTTGCAGAAAAAGATTTAAATGCATGGGATCCATATGATAATACGCCGTCTAGTAAAAAATCTGGCACAGCTGCTCTTGGATACGCTGCACAAGCTCAAACTAATAATCTATTAGAGAGAATATTAAAGTCTCAGGATAATAATCCTTTTAATGCCTCTCTACTAAATTTACAGCAACAACAAGTAACCTTACTTGGTGTTATATCTGAAAATATTAAAGCTATGCGTGGTGTTATGGCACCAACTAATAAAGCTGATAATAGATCGGAATATAAAGAGTATGAACATGGTGTTAGTGATACAGCTAAATTTCTAGCTGCTTTAAGATTTGATAAAGCGGCTGGTTCTTATATGAAAGCTGTCGGTAATAAACTAGATTCTACTGGTGAAATAGGTATGGCTGTTATGGCTTTAGACCAGTTTAGATCTCTAGCTAAAGATGGTGGAATATATAAGATAATAAAAGAAAGTATTGCTGGTTCTATAAAGAGTACTATTCTTGGTAGTAAGAATGCTAAAGAATGGGATAGAATAAAAGAAGACCCGGCATCATATATACAAGAAGTTATTAATAAAGCTGCTGGTAGTAAAAATGCTGGAATAAGAGCATTAGCTGAACCATTATATACTACTAATAAAATAGATCTTCAACGTAAGATGAATAAAACAGATTGGTCTGCTGGTGCAAAATTTGATAATAAATTTTATAAATCAGTAATAGGATCTTTTGAAACATTACGTGAAATTTTAGGAGCTATTAAAGGTACGAAAACTACACAATTCGATTGGGAAAGTGAAACTTATCGTACTGAATCTGAAATATATCTTAGACAGATAGCTAAAAATGAAGATAAACTTAAAAATGTAAGACGTAATTTTAAAAACGAGCTTGCATCAATTATGGAAGAGATGGCTAATGATCCAGCATATGCTGCATTTGCTAGAAATAATCTTCAATTTAATAGTAATGGAAGTGTTAAAAGAGATATTCATGGTAATGCACAATGGACATCTGATAAAATTATTAAATATGTAGAAAAATATATTCAATCTACTGGTGGTAGATTTGATAATCTAGGAGACGATCTTAGTAATATAGTAAAATCTATGGGAATAGATATTTCCGACCCAAACCAAGCAGGAATTGCTAGACAAGCAATGGAAATACTTGGTATGTTACGTAATTACTACCGTACAGCTACATATGCTTCAAAAGAGCGTATGAATGATATGGGGTCTGGATTTAGAGACTTACATGGTCGTAACACATATAACCAAATAGATAATCGTATAGGTTCAGAAGCGATACAAACACTTCAAGCATTACATGATTTTGGAATAAATGATCCTAAACAGTTACGTGAAATATTAGAACGTGTAGACCTAGACGTATCATTAGCTAAGGGCGGAGGATTTGGCGGTAATGGTGGTGGAGCATCATTTACTGGTAACAGTACATTTAAAGGTTATAATAACGCAATGGCGTATCTTAATAAAGTAAATGCTAAGATGACACCTAAGCAACGTTATAAAACTAATAAAGAAGCTGCAAAGATTCTTCAAGGTGAATGGATAGAAGAACCATTAAACGTTGCTAAAGAGTATGATCTAAAAAATTTTAGCAATAAAGATAAAGCTGAAGAATTAAGACGTGCTGGAAGACTAAATGATAACTATTATAATTTAGTAATGGGTAATTCTGTTGGAAATGCTATAGATACACGTGATGCTAATAATACAGTTGAACGTGAATTTAAGAAGTATGAAGCTTGTATTAAACTATATGAAATAATACATAGAGCTGGAGCTACTGCACAAGCACAAGCTGCTAAACATGGTGGATCTGTTTCTAAATATAAAGCTCAAGGATACGTTAGTAGTCCAGTAGATCTTATGGATTGTGTCGATGATAATGGTAAACCAATACAATCTAAAATGGCTAAACTTGGTTGGGGATTTATATCTGATAGTTATATAGCAAATGAATCTCGTAGACAACGTGAAGAAGATGCTAAGTATAAAATGGACGGAAACGTCGTTCAAAATACTAATAAATTATTATCATCTGTATGGCAAGATTCATCTATTCAAAAGAAACTTAGAATAGGTGGAGGGACAGCAGTTGGACTTGCTATTGGAAGTATGATGAAGAATAAAGGTATTATATCTTCTAATGCTGGTGTATATGCAATGGGTGCTATAGGTGCTGGTGTAATGATGACTGAACGTGCTAAAAAGGCTATAGATATGATGTATGGGCCTGACAGTGACGTTAAAGGTGAACATGGTTTTAGTAATAGAGATATAGGTATGGCTAAGCTTGCTCAAAAAATAATACCAGCGGCTGCTGCGGCAACTGTTGGTGGTAAGACATTTATGTTCAGCCAACGTATATTTAACAGTATGGGACCGGTTGCAGGGTTAGTTGGATTTATCCCATCTCTTGGGGCGGCACTGGCTGCTGGTGGTATTACTTATAAGTTATTACCTGCATTAAGAAAAAAGATTCAAGGTTCTGAAGATGGTAAGGGTATTTTTGGAAAGATTAAGAATACACTTAAAGGAAATAAGACTCTTGCAAATATATTCGGACTTAGTGGTGAAAGATCAAATGCTGCCATCTATGCAGATAATATAGATCCTATTATTAAAGAGTTAGAAGTTAATATTGCTAAACTTAGACAAGAAAATCCATACGATGTTAATGCAAATCTTATGGAAGATAATCTTAGAGCTCTTAAAAATTATCAATATCAATTAAAATCAATAGATAAAGATACTCGTATGAAAATTGAGGATAAGAATAGCCAAGCATCTCAAATATACGATGGTATTATAAATTTAATAAAAGATCAACAAAAAGAACTTTTCTTAAAACGTACAGCTAGTGATATGGATGCTAGAGATAAAGCAAAAGATGGTATTAATGCTGCTAACCTAAATATGGTTGATCATGAAGCTAGAAGAGCTAAGGATAATATAGACCAGTATAATTCGGCTAAGAGTACTGGATTAACAGAAATGACTAAGAGTAGTTTTAGAAATAAAGAAAGCTATGCTAGAGAAGGTTCTGAAGCTTGGGCCCAATCTAAATATAAAACATCTTATGGTAATGTACAAGAAGCAAGAAAAACATTTAATACTTTACGTGGTAAGGGTAAAAGAGCTGTTCAAGGTAGAACTAATTTTATGGCTGGTAAAAAAGATGACTTTATGAATTACTTTAAAAAGTCAGACCCAATGGTAATTGAAAAAGAACTTAGATTGTCAGGGTTTATATCAGATGAAATAAAATTTAATGATGATAATGAATTTATGAACTGGTTGAGTGAACATGAAGATGCTGTATACCAACATCATATAGACAAAGGTACTGGTGCTTTGAATAATTATATAACTGCTCAAATGGATCTTAAATTCGGTAAAGAATTAGCAAATGTATTTAGATCTGGTATGATTGATGATAGCTTTTTTAAAAGATTTAGTAAGGTAGTTAAAAGTAATTCAGCTACAGGTAAAAATATGGATAAATTAGCTAAATCTGGAGAAGCTCATGAGAAAGCTGAGCTAGTCAGACAAGCTAAAATAGTATTAGGATACACTGATGAAGATGGTAATCCAAGAGATAACCTAACTAAAGAAGAATCAGCTAGAGTAGCATCGTATGTTGCATCTAGATATTTTGAGCGTAACTTACAAAATAATAGCATAAGATTAGACCCTAAAGTATTACAGAATGCTATGAAAGATAATAGAATATTTGACTGGATGAATGGTAAGACTGATGATATTGGGATTCCTGGTATTAAAGAGTTTTTAAAAGACTTTGAACATATTGATAGTAAGAATACTAATGTAGTCAATAGTATGGAATTTAGACAAATGTTCGGAGGATGGTTAATTCGTCAAGCTTATATGGCTGGTTTATCTAATAGTGGACATCTAGACGCTAAATCTTATAATGAATTATTTGAAAATATTCTTAAAGAATACGTAGTTCAAGCTAATACATTTAAAGATAGTAATTATAAAAAGAAATTAGATAATTTAATGGAAGGTAATACTTCTTTAACTGATAAATATCATCTAGATAATGTTATAGGGGAAATTCAAACTGTCTATAAAAATGAAAAAGATCCTGTTAAACGTGCTGGTATAGTTAATAGTTTATTAATAGACCAGTATGCAAATAAAAATTTATCTGGAGAAGATTTCGGAGATATTATAGGTGGGCAATATATTGCTGGAGAAGAATTTAATAAACTAGTAGCACTTAGACGTGCAATTATTAAAAATCCAGACGGTTCTGATATACCAGATGAAAAACATAAAGAATACATAATGGATAAAATTAATTCGATGAATTCTAAAGGTTTCTTTGGAAGACTTATGAATAGATTTGGTATTAGGTTCTTACATAAACTTAATGGTATGAATGAAGAAGATATTGCTGATGAAAAAATTGCCGATAAAGTTCTTATTCATGCTTTAACTAATATGTATAATACTGGTAATTTAGCTGCTACACCATATTATAAACAGGTTACATCTAAAGGTGCTGATGGAGTTACACAATATAACTGGGTGCAAGATGGAACTATAGGTAGTAGAGCACCTAAATTTCCTACAGCTGAAGAGTTACGTGATATAGTTAAAGATAACTTCTCATTCAATATGGATAAGTATGCATTTGGTTCAGGTGCTGGATATGGATCTGATACAGCTAATGCAAATATGTACTCATCTAAAGGAAGTACTCTTAAAATGAGTGATCTATCTGGGTATAGTTTTAGTAATGGAGCACATCTTGAAACTTTTGGTTGCAGTATAGCTGCGGCTAATAATGCTTTAGTTATACTAAAAGTACCAACATTATCTAAGGAAACTATGATAAATGTTGCAAACCAATACTTAGATAAATATGGAATTAAATACGGGTTCTTTACACATGTAGCTAATATGTTAGGTTTAAAATCTGAAATACTTATGGCTAATGGAAATCGTTTTAATAAAGAATTCTTTAACAGATTAAATTTTAATAATGCTACATATATTGCTTTATTAGATAATATAGGACACGATAGTGGTGCCCATTATATAAATATATTATCTATATCTGGTGATAATGTTAGTATTAACGACCCTATGCAAAGTGGTCTAAACGACCTTAGTATATCTGAAATAACAGCTAGAGCAAGTTTAATCATTAAATATGATGCATCTAATGTTAATTCTACTGTTACTAGTATAGATTCTTCAATCAATGCTAGACAGCTAAATGTATCTGGTAGTGGTGTATTTACAACTATGGCTAATACTGCTATGATGGCTATGGCTAAAAACTATGTTAAAAATAATGGATTTAATGGGTATGGTAGTTCGGAACCATCTACTAATATTGCATCTGATGAAGGTAAATATGATCCAGAAGTTGCAATGATAGCTACAAATGTATCGGATGAAAAGCAAAAGCAAGGAATTCTTTCATTTATAGCATCATCTAAAAATAAAGCATTTGCTGCAGCAGCTAACAGATTCCGTTCATTATTAAGTAAACCTGAGGTTAGATCTGAGCTTAAAGAAAAACAAAACGTAGCCGATACACAAGAACAACAAGGTAAAGATATAGCTGAAATGAAAGATGCTATAGTTGGTGGTAAATTAGGTGGAAAAGGTGACGGTTCTGGAAATGTTAGATTTGATGGTAGTGGTGGCATGATACAAGGTCTTACTAAACTTGTGTTTGGTAAGTATGTATTTGGTAAATTGTTTAAATGGATAAAGAAAAAATTTGGTAAAGGCGCTGTTAAAGAAACTGGTGAAGAGGTTGCAGAGAAAACCGTACAAGAAACTGCTGAAACCGCAGGAAAGAAAATGGCTGGCGAAGGTATGGAATCTGCATTTGAAACTGGTGGAAGAGAAGTAATTGAAGAATTTGGAGAAACTTCTGCAAAAAAAGTTGCTGGAGAAACTATGGAGTCTGCGTTTGAGTCTGGTGCTCGTGAAATCTCTGAAGAGGTTTTAGATGCAGCTGCCACTAAAGCTGTTAAGAAAACTGGACAAGAAGTAGCAGAAAGTGCTACGAAAGAAGTATTAGAAGAAGGCGGAAAAGCTGCTTCTAAAGGAATGATTAAAGGTGTCCGTAAAATACTTCAATATATATTTATTAAAATGCCTTCGATAGTTGCAGAAAAGATTGCTGGAAGTACAGTTATAAAATTAATTGGTAAGATATTCGGTAAGAATGTATCTAAAATGGCTACTAGTGCTAAGGTATTTCTATCTGAACTTGGTGAGAAGCTAATGAAGAAAGCTACTGATAGTGTTATCGGTAAAGCTATAGCAACAGGTGCTAAGAAAGCTGTATCATTTATAGGTTTAGCTATAGATGGGGCTTTATGGTTTAAAGATTATAGAAATTCATTATCATCTGCAGCTGCTTTATTAAATATGCAAGATAAAGGTGTTACTCAAGATTTCCTAGAACAAAATGACTTAGATGATAACGTTGCTAGAGCATATGCTACATATAAAAATGGAGCATCTTTAGTTTTATCAGTTATTGGTACAATTAAACAGACAGCCGAAGTAGCTGCTGCAGGTGGTGCTACTTTAGCAAGTGGTGGTACAGCTGCACCAATAGCATGGTCAGCTGTGTTATTAAGTGCAACTTATTGGGGAATTGCAACAGCAGTTGTGCAAATGTTATTTGAATTTGCTATGTCGTTTGACAGCTTCCTTCAAACATTTACAAATATTAAAGGTGAGATAAATGCAATACTTTATAAAACTAATGAAAAGTTTAAAGCATCAGTAAATAAGTCAGAATTCGTGCAAAAACTTCTAATTGGTGATTTAAAGAAAGAAGAAGCTAAAACTGAACATGTTGCTCAGAATAATACATTAACCACGACTAGTAATGGATCCGAAATGTATAATCAAAAGGGTGGTATAGAAGAAGATAACTTCCAAAAAGCATCTGCGTATGCTGGTACATCTAGTGTAAATGGTAGCAGTGCTGGAAGTTCTGCATATTCAAGTACATTTGATAGGATACGTAACTTTGGATCTAAATATACAGCTAAGGCTAAAAATCTTGTATCTAGTGCATATAATAAAATAACAAGTGCTCTTGGATTTGGTGGTCCTAAATCAAATGTTGGAGCGAATGCTTCATTTGACTGGTCTAAAGTTCCGACTTTAGCTCAATTAAAAGGTGCTAAATTTACATCTAATGCTGGAAATAACGAACGTGCTATAAAATTTATGTCAATGTTACTTCCTATAGCTCACGAAATGAGTCAAAAGCATGGTATTTATGTAAATCCATACTTAGCTATGGCCCAATGGGCTCTAGAGTCTAATTGGGGTAAAAAAGATAGCGGTAACTTCAACTTCTGGGGAATTAAAGGTTGGGGTAAACCTACTGAATATTGGGACGGATCGGTAGCTGACGTAAGTACACATGAAGTAATTAATGGCGTTAGTACAGGTATGAGTCAAAAATTCCGTGCTTATAAAAGTGCAGAAGACGGTATTAGAGACTACTTCCTATTTATGAGTAAGAGATTCCCTTCTATACAAACTATGGGTATTGAAGGTCTTAACCATGGAGTCGATGGTGGTAAGTATGCAACAGGTTTTGGATATATTCCATTAGTAACTAAGATATATAATCAATTTGATAGCGGAATGAAATCTTCTGGTTTTGATATGATTAAATTGCAAGCTGATATAGCTAATAATGCAAATATTGCATATAATGCATCTGCTACTGGAATAGATAACCCAGAATTAGCACATTTATCTTATGATGGGACTAAGTGGACACCTGAAAGTGTAGTTGGTAGGTCTGGAATGAAATGGGCTACTCCATTAAATAACTTAGGCGGAACAGAAATAGCTTCAGTATATGGAGATAGATCTGACGTTGCAGCTGCAGCTAGAGCTCGTGGTGTTAAAATGAGTGGATTCCACCGTGGTGTGGACTTTGTTCAAGGTAGTGGTTCTCCATTCTTCTCTATTGCCGATGGTGTAGTTGAAAAAGCTGGTGGTGGAAGTGTTAATAACATCATAGTTAGACACGCCAATGGTATTGCATCTGAATATATGCATGGTCATCCTACTGTAAAAGTTGGAGACAGGGTTAAAGCTGGTCAACAAATTGGTAAAGTAGGTAATGTAGGAACTAAAGGAGCCCATTTACACTTAGGTATATTTAAAGGACAATCAGTTAAAGGTGTACATAATAACTATTATGATCCATTCTTTGAATTAGGATTAAATCCTAAGAATGTGCGTACTAGAAACTCACCTGAAAATATAAGATTCTTAAAATCTAATAAGTTCTCTACAAATAGTGAAAATCCAGAAGCAGCTAAAGCTGGTAAACAAATGGACTCTACTGGTTATATGACTAAAAATGGATATAGCGGTAAAGGTGGAGATATGTCCGCAGATGCTATAGTTAATAGTGGTGCAAATCAATTAGTTAAAGAACTTCGTGATCTTAAGGCATTGGTAGCTGGATTAATTCAAGTTGTATCAACTGGATTAGCTGGAAGCTTTGGTGGAGTAAATGACTTACTACAAGGAGTAATAGGTGCTATTAAGTCTAAAGAAAAAGATGATATAATGGCACAAATATCAACATCTAGATTTAACTAGAGGTTAGGAGGTAATATATGTTAGATAATGGAAGCGGTTTAGTAGGTCCACCACCTAAACCATCCCAAAGAAAACAACAGTCAACAGCAGAAGCTATTAGAAAATCAGCTGAAACTTTAAATAGAGCTGCACAAGGTGCTGGAAGATCAAGTTATGGTAGTCCAGACAAGGAAATACCATCTTCTAGTGGTAGAACAGATGGAAATTACGGTATTCCAGATTATGATCAAAGCGCACTGGATTCATTTATAGAAAGTACGGCTAAAAATGGTAAGAAAGTTGTACATGAACAGTCTCAAAGAATTATATCACAATTTGCTAGAGTTGCAGATGTTATGGTAACTGATGCTAGTAATAGTAGATATGTGGAACTAGATAAACGTAAACTGGCAAATATTATAGGAAAGGACCAACTACTACAAATAGTTGGTCTTCCACCTATAAGTGATAATATTGTAGATCCTCCGCCAATATGGCAAAATGATGAAATAAATGGAGGACAAATGACATGGGGATCAGCAGGTTTAGTTGGTCAAGAATATATAGAACGTGTACTGATGAGAGGGCAATTCTTAGTATTAGTCCCATTGGAATTTAAACCAAACTTTACAAGAGCATTAATAAGCTCAATTGGACTAGATGAAACTAGAGGTAGTGAATTATCAGATTTTTTTGAAAATACTGCTACAAGATTTGAGACATTTCTAGATAGAATTGATACTAGACTTAATATCGCATCATATGGATATACTGCATTGATAAATCATTATAGATATTGGATATCAGTTGGTGCTCATATGAAAGTTGTACTTCATACTCTTGGAATAGATCCTATGGACCAGACTTTAACAGCTACAGGTTTTAGTGCGGATTATCATAATTTTTTAAAAGAAAGATTACCAGATTTCATGGTTGATAGAGTATTTTCACATGGTAACTGGAAAGGTATTAGTGGATTATTGGGTGCTGGTGGAGATGATAGTAAAGTTGCAGATGAATTAACAGCAGATGCAAAGAAACAACAAGATCAATTAAGACAAGATATAAGTGATATAAATAGTGCAATGTCATCGCTAGGACCGAAATCTGAGGCTGATATAATGGCAATGGACGGAACTAATGCAATTAGTGCAGGTGATGGGTTTATATCTAAAGGTGCTGATAGGTCTAAAATTGGTAATTTTGCTAAAGGTAAAGGTGGGTATGGGCTAGGTAATTATGGGTTTGGTAGCGATGCTGAAGAAGAAAGTGATTTACATACAACGTTAATGCAAGATGTACCTATTACATTATACAATAACTCATATGCTAATATACTTAATGCTGTTACTAATATAGATATCAGAAATAACTCGTTAATGAATCTTCCATTTATTACATTTTACTGTAATGGAAATATTGATAGAAATTTACAATTCTCATTAGAAGCAGATAAATCTATAATAGCTGAAACCACAACAGACGTTGGAGCTCGTACATTACCAAACCTTATTAAAGGGGTAGCATCTGCAGTTGCAGAAGGTGTAACAGGAACTAATAGTTCTACTGGAGGACAAGTAGCAGCAGCTGGAGCAAATGCTGTTGGTGGTAGCGTAGATTCTGCTACTGAAATTCTTCGTGAAATAGCATACCACAATGATGGTAACTTCGCTAGTACATTTGTAACTAATACATATATTCCTAAAGTTATGCGTGGAGGTAGTACAAATGTATCATACAATGTACCACTTAGATTTGTAGCTGCAGGTTCTGATAAATATAGTATCGCTCAAATGTTTTGGGGTTTATGCCTACTATTACCATTTGTAGTACAAGTAAGTAAACCTAAAATGCCATTAATTATACCACAGGCTGCTATGTATTGTGCGGCATTTAGTAAAGGTGTAATGAATGTACCGCGTGGATATATTAGTAGTATGTCTATAAGTACAGACCCAGCATTCCAAACTACCAATGGTATCCCATTAGAATTGAATATCAATTTAACAATCGAATCGTTATATACATTAACAACAATGCCAAACTTCACAGAAACATATGGTGGAGGTTCTGATATGAATCTTTTAACTGCGATGTGGCATCCAATGTCTTCATTCAATGTAGTTGCAACATTAACTGGTACAAATACGGTATTAAATCATACGCCGTCTAATATATTTAAATATTTTATAGAAAGACCGGTAGCTGACGCATTTGTTGCATTTAAGACTATATTCCAAACTAGTGGGGGTTACTTCGGTACTCAATTCAAACAATGGAGAATTCAATTGGATAGTGGAGATAATATGCAATATATTTAATAAAGAAGAGAGGTAACATATGAAAGAAAGAGATACAAGTAAAGATTATGCGGAATTATCGCAAAATATTCCGATAGACATAAGAAAGAAATACTATACTCTAAGATTTGATAACTGTCTTAAAATAGTTCTTTATGGAGAACCTTTTAAAGATAGTCGTCCAAGACTTAATAAATTTGGTGGAGTCGGTATGGTTAATATGGGTAAAATGAAAAAAGTATTTACAGTATTGTATAAGAAATACCCATTACTTCAAGAAATAACTATACAATCTCCATATTTAGTAATTCTTGATATGTTCTCTCTTCCGACTAAAAAAGAAATGTCATTTATAAAAAAGGATAAAGAAGCTCTAAAACTATTTAAAAAAGAAGAACTCTATGATTTAGCAATTGCTGACGTAGACAATAGTATTAAAATTCATAATGATATACTATTTGAACCAGAATACAGAGTATCATTAGATGATGCTATGAATATTGGAGTAATTGGTAATAAGTATCTTAGTGATACACCTAGAGCTGAACTTTATGTGTATTTTAGTAGTAAAACATCTAAATTTTATAAATGGCGTATACAAAATAATCATAACTATTTTAAATGGCTAATATCTGAAAAGAATATGCTGATGAATAAACGTACAATAAAAGAACACCGAAAATATTTGATTAAGATATTAAGAGAATATATAGAAGATATTAAAAAGGAGAAAGATGCTAAAGATTTTGTTAAACGTGTTTCTAAAGAATTAATTAGATACCCAGCTGAAACTATAAAAGAATTAGCTGGAGTTGAAAATAAAACGTTTAATAAGAATAATGCTCTTTTAAACTTTATGCTGGAAGTATGTAAAAATAATAAGTTCTGTGTAGAAAAACTTAATAGCTTAACATTTTTATTTGAGGAGGAAGTAGTAGATGAAGAATCAGAACCTACAGATATCATGGGAATCTATTCGCAATTTCTTGAGAATTAATAGAATGGCTGGTGAATCAAACATGGATTTAGTTCACAGAGTTTGTAATAATAATACATTATTTAGTAGAATTTGTGATATAGATAACCATATCTATAGTAGTCCTAGTATGCTTAAGTCTGTTATAATGACAGAAGAATTTATAAAATCAATATAGGAGGAATGTGTAATGAATATAAATTACAATATAACTAATAATTTAACTGGTATTAAAAACGCACTTACTAGAAAAGTTATGGCTAGAACTGTTAGTAAAGTTACTGGTAATAGTGAGGCTATTAATGAAGTTGCTGGTAATATTCTAAATGTAAGTTATGAAGGGTTAAAATCTGCAATGGATTATGGTAAAAACCCAGTAATAGCTGCTGCATTAGAATCGTTTGTAGATACAGTTGATAACTTAATGGCTGAATATGTTGCTAAAAAACATAATCAATTCATTATATCTACAGAAGCGGCTGAAGATGATGAAAAGAAAGAAGCTAAAAAAGAAGAGGAAGAAGATGATAAATCTTTAGATGCCGCATTTGACGAAGACGTTGCCGAAGATGTTATGAAAAATGAAGGCGGAGATGAATTATCAGATGTTGTATCAGATATAATAGAAACAGCTATTCAAGGTACTAGAGATCAAATGAAACAAGCTGTTAAACTTGCTCTTAAAATTGAAAAAGATAAGCAAGAAGAAAAATATAATGATGATAAAGAAGAAGCAGATGAATTTGATGAAATGACTCCAGATGATCCTGAAGCAGAACAAGCAGCTGAACAATCTGAAGGTGAAAATCCATTTGATGAACAACCTAAAGAAGGAGAAGAAGGAGAAAATCCAGAAGGTGCTGAAGAAGGTGCTGGAAACCCATTTGATGATGCAGAAGGCGGAGACGAAGCAGGTGGTAATCCATTCGATGAAGCCGCTGGAAGTAATCCAGAAGAAGGTGGAGAAGGACAAACTGAAGCTCCAGCAGAAGGAGAAGCTGAACCTCAATCAGACGGAGAAAAGAATGGAAATCCATTTGAATCTATACTAGATGAAGTTAAGAAAGAAGAAGAAGTATCTATGGAAAGCATGATTACTAATAAGTTAGGACTTAACCCTGGTGAACTTAGTAACTTTATTAATAGTATTAGTAATAAAATGCTTGCTAGTGATATGAAAACTGTTTTTGATACATATGGACCTGAAAGTGCTGAAATGAATGCTGCTAGAGAATTATATAAAAATAGAAGTACAGAAATGGCTCAAGGAATTCTTAATAGTATAATAGTATTTGAAAGTATTGGACTTCCATTTGATAATAATAACATTAAATATCCAGATTTATTTATATAAATAATAAACCCCAATAAGAAATATTTCTTATTGGGGTAATCCTTTTATTTACCGTTAAAATATATTTCCAAGAATCCGCTCGAAGGAATCGCGAGATAGCGTTTTAACGATTACATATACTAATGTAGATATAGAAAGAAATATATAGGAGGGATAAAAGATGAATTCGTTAATAATAGAAGTATTGAAGATAATATTAAAAGATGTAAAGGAATTAATTAAATTAAAAAATAAAAAAGAAATAAAAGCAAAATTAAAATCAAAAAGAAAAAAATATGTTAAAATTTTAGTAGTGTTGATAATAGGTTATGTAATATTAAATGTGATTTTTAAATAAATAGGAGGAATAAAAATGAATAATTATGTACCAAGCGATTTTGATAAGAGTGTGTTAGACGTTATGATTGAAGCAGGAGCAATTCAATTCTGGATTGCGTTTTGTATAGGATTGTTATTAATAGGATTATTAGTTATGATCCTAGAAAGCAAAAATGAAAAAGTTGAAAAAGTTAAGAAGTATATAGGCGAATCAATTGATGAAATATTTGGAGAAGATAAATAATAAAATTTAAAAATAATAAAGGAGAAGTGATCATAATGATGAAAAATATATTAATAGGTGCATTAGTTGGAATTGGTATTGGAGCAATCATACATAAAATTAATAAAATGAAGGAAGAAGAAACAGCTAGCTTCTTAAGACAAAGTACAGACATTCATATGAGAAATCATATGGATTTCGTAAATCAATGTAACATAAATAATAATATGATGTAAGAAATTCCGAGGGAATATCAAATAATAAAGGTATTCCCTCAAACTATAATTCAAATAAAAAGGAGAGATGAAGATGTTTAGAGAAGTAAGAGAAGTTAAAGAGGTTAATGAGTTATCTGTTGGAAATATAAATGAGGCTAAAGCTTTAATATATATTAGAAGTGTTGTTGAATATGACAAAGGATTTGAATCATTAAATCATGATCTTAAAAAATATTTTTCGAAATGTATCAATTATTTAATTAAAAATATAAGAGATGCGATAGAATATAAAAAACAAATTAACATTAATTTTAGAAAAGTAAGTGTACAATCAGCAAATAAGAAATATATACCATTTAAAGATTTTGCTAAATGGTATAATAGAATTTTGAATGATTTGGTAAACGTTGATAATTTTGAAGAGTTTGAAAAATTAATCAATGAATTTGAAAATACTGAATTAGATGTAAACACATTATAATAAATTTAAAATACAGGAGGAATAAAAATGAATAAAGGATTATTATATGGAATAGGTGGTATTGTAGTAGCTGGTATAGGATTTGGAATCTACAAATTTATAAATAAAAAATCAGAAGAACCAGTTGAAGAAGTAAAAGAAAATACACAAGAAATTGTAACTGAAGAAAATAAAGATAATGACTTCCTAAATAAAATGATGGAAGAAGAAAAAGAAGCCGAAGAGGCGACTAAAAATTGGACCGAAAGAGAGGCAAGATGTAAAAAAGAAATGGCTGAAAAGGCATCTCTTAAAGATCAAGATATATTTGAAGATAAAGTCACAGAATCTAAAGAATTCGAAGCATTAAATAAAATAAGAGAGGCTTCTGGTAAAGAACCTCTTAAAGTAGATGAAAAATTTTCACAATTCTTAGGAAAAGATTCTGAAAAATCTATGAAAGAATCATTAGATTCAATTGTAGAAAATATTAAAAAGGATCCAAAGTTAAAGAAAAGTATCCTTGATGCATTATCAGAATAAAATAGATTTGAGAAGCTTTCGAGCTTCTCATTTTTATTTTTATTTTATTATCACTCAACCTCTACCTGGACTTTTGTTGTTCATCTGTTTTAACTTTAAGATAATTACATATACTAAGATAGAAATAAAATGATAA